AGTGTACATCTTATTACTCAACGTACTTAGGAATACTGGAGCCCAATTAAATAAATTAACAGATAATGTTGAACGTGCAAATGAACGCGCAGACTTATATAAATTAACAGTCGATGCCCTGCGTAAGAATGGTATCATAGATTAATGACTGGCGAGAAAAGACTGGAACGGAACTTTTGTGCATGGTGTAAAGAACGTGACATAGTTCCTGTAAAGGGTCCAGCAAATTTGGCGAAAGGGATCCCTGATAGATTTCTTGGATTACCTTCAGGAGGTGGGACTATCTACGTTGAGTTCAAAGGTTCCAGCTATTATGGCTTACAACCAATGCAGATGTGGTGGCAAGAATACTTGCTTGATTCCAGCCTTAATAGATACTTCGTGATTGATAACGATGAAGACTTGGCAAACCTTAAATCAGCGTGTGAGAAATTCATAGCTATAGGAGCGAAGCTTGTAGCGTATGAAACACAATTACTAAAAGAGTTAGAAGAATAAAATGTAGTATGCTATAATAAAAATATAAAAGGAGTTGGTAATATGTTTGAAGATATTATTGTACAACTGGATCAACTTGGTGTACAGTACACTGAAGACTATGACACAGGAGTGTTAAGCGTAGACGTTGCAGCTATGGATAAGTTAGCGCTTATTCAGGTTATCCGTATGGCTAATGATTCTGGGTTAGACTTTACAATAGATGAAACATCATTGATTATTCAAGCAGGTGTAGAACCTGTAGCGGAATTTGAAGAAGAGCCTGAAGAAGATCTTGCTACTATGCAAGCAGGCGCTATGGATCAATTATTCTAGAATTTTCAGAAGCGTACGTTAAAAAGTGTTTACATATAGGGATACTTACTGCTGAAGAAATTCGTAAGTATCCTTTACGTAGCACAAACCTTGCAATGGTTTTAAAAGCATACGCAGTGGAAACGCATGTACCTTATACAATATCAAATGATTATAACGTGCTTGAAGATCATGAGTTATATTTAACAGATGGTGGGCTTGATTGGTTGTTAAGCGTGTTTACAAAGCACAGCTTAGCATTTTTGCGTAGTACATTTCAGTTTGTTTTTTCACAGGCGACAGAAGACGATATAGACAATATTAAATATACAGGGTATAATAACTTTAGAGGTATTACAGGTAATAAACCTAAAGCAGGCACTAAACAAAGAGCAGTGCTTGTACATAAACGTAAAGAGTATTTGTTTGATACACTACGTGAAGCTAGACATGAAGTACTTCTCTTATCACGCTTCTACCCTATCGATGAATTTACGCTTTACCGTATAAGAAAGAATACTAAGAAAGACAAGACATATTACTATAGAGACAAAGTACCAATACTGCTTAAAGAAACAAAACGAGGACGGGCTCTTAACCTACCTCACTTAAGGAAGTGACAATATGATTTCATTGGCATTGTTCAGTAAGACAGAACCGAAGATGTTACACCTGGCTAATCTGTGGAATTATGCAGAGGGGCTTTCTACACAATATGATAAACTATTTGTTTCCAATCCTCATGAGCTTGCCGTACTTATAGGACAGGCCACCCAATTTAGTGATTGGCAGATGTTTATTACGGATAGTCGGGTACAAGATTATATAGATAAAATACACTATACTCAGGCGGGTATTATAGTCAGTAAATATATGGACCCTGATATACATGTTGGAATGGCAGACTCTGCTAAACTCAACAGTGCTATCAGGTATCGGGATGATCATAAACCATCATTTGCAGTACCGACACAGTACATATATATACAGACTCCTTTAACTAAGGATGAGAAAGAATTTCTACCTAACGTGCCTGAAAATAATAGGTCCCCAATCTAATGACAGATAAACCTATTACAATTAAAGGCACACCCGTTGATGATGTGTCTTTTAAAATACTCGCGCCCTCTAAAGGAATGTCATTGAGAGATGCTGTAAGAACTACGCACGGAATTACAGAAGTAATCAAAGATGCTGTAGTTCCCCACAGGATATCTGTACTTGAGGACTTAACTAACTGTCCTCGCTGTAACAAACCTTTAATAAAATCTCCTGCAATAGATGGGACACCTAGTCCTTCTTTCAATGAGTGTCCTGAATGCGGAACGTTAATAAATACCTTTAGACCTACAACGTACCAAGCAGAGTTTCTTCGTAGACGTGAGCGCTATAAGATGTCTGCCGGAGGTTTTGGTACAGGTAAATCTAGGGTAAATCTTGAAGATGTTATCAAACATGTTCTCCTTATCCAAGGTGCGCGTGTGGCTGTAACAGGTAGATCATACCCAGCACTGCAGAGTACATTTATTAAAGAGTTCTACGCTATGTTCCCTGCTCGTTTGGTTAGAAGCAAGAACGAAAGTAAACATGAGATTGTACTTACGAACGGTTCAGAGATATGGTTCAGATCGTTTGATGATTTCACTAAGATGAAATCTATGAACCTAACCATGGTAGTTATTGTAGAAGCATCTGATTGTCCTTTTGCAGGGTTTACTATGATGCAGTCTCGTATTAGAAATACAGCTGCAATGATTCCTGAATACGACCATAACGGCGCAGTTGTTAAGTACTACGATTCTAGATCAGGCGAGATGAAGATTAAGTATCGTATTGATGTTCGGCATATTTCATTAGAGACCAACCCTGATAGTGGGTGGGTTAAAACAGAATTTTTGTTAGACGCTAAGACTGTAGAGTTTTATGGTGATGCATATAACGAAGGATATAAATACCACAAAACCAGAGACAAGTACAAATATGTACAAGTAGTCTCAACAAGTGCCAATCCTTATTTACCTGAAACATATGAGGAAGAGCAGACACGTAACAAAACTAAAGCATACGTGCAGCAATTTTATAAAGGATCGTTTAACTTCTCAAGTAATCTGGTGTTCCCTAACTTTGGAGTTTGCATTGTAGCGCCGCATCCACTGCCTAGAGAATTTGATGAAAGAGGCAGAAGAGTTCTGTTCTTTATACCAGGGCTTGATTATGGAATCAATGACCCTACACACGTAGTGTTTACTGCGTTCTCTATAGAAACTAGGAAGCTATATGTGTTTGATGAGTACCGTGTTAACGATACCGATGTTAAGAATATAGCTAAAGGGTATCGAAATGCAATCAGGCTAAATGCAACTGATGTAAATGGTTTACTTATGCAACCACCGTTTGATGGCAGAAGTTATAATAAACGTGAGAGCGATTTAAAAACAATAGGGGGAATGTTTGAAGCACAAGGGCTTTATTTCCAACCATCATTCGCATCTCATGAAGCCCGCATAATTAAAATGAACGCCCTAATTAATCATGATCAGATTGAAGTGTTCTCTACCTGTGAATTCTTAATTGAAGAAGCCTTGAACTATAAGTTTAAACTAGATAAACAAGGTGCACCTACTAAGAAACCTGTCGATAAAAAGGACCACGGTATTACAGCATTAGAATTTGTAGTAGTAGAACTTCCTCATAACCTACAAGAACTTAGACTTAGCGCATACCTACCAAATGGTATGGAGATTCAACACGATGTACAAGTCGTTAAAAAGAAAAAGGTTAAGCAATATAACCCACTGGAGGCTAACAATGTTAGAAGTAATTATGGCTTTATTAATAATCCTATTATCCCTGGTCATCATAATGGCAACACTGTCCATAGCATATTTGATGAGAGGTGGGACACTGACGAAGATCGGGATACCGAGAACGTTAACAGACCCCTACATGCCTATATACCCCGCACCTGAAGAAGAGAAATCCACAATGGCTAAAGCAAATGTCATAGGAGATGATCCTCTACTATCAAAAGAACAGTTGAAGAAACAAACTGAAGATGATAGACTAAAAGCAGAGAAGCTTACCCGTAAAGCAATTCAGAAAGCTATCGATGAAAACATGAATAAACATAAGGTTGCTTTTCAAGACACTATGTATGAAATCGCACACGGTAAGCCTAGAGTTAAAGCAGAGAAAGGTGGCGGTGAATAATGAAGATTACTTATGAGGTGTCCGGGCTACTAAGACAGTTCGGAGAATATCGTACGTATAAAGAAAGCACGCTACAAGAGTGGCGTTTAACACGCTCCTTATATAAAGGCTCGTTTTGGCAAGTCTTTAAAAAATATTTAAAAGATTATAGCATTACCCCTGACTGGAATTATTTTGAGTATGTGGTGCAGGCTTATTCAAACTCTGTATATAGTGGAGCTTTTATTGGAACTGTAACACCTCGTAACGAAGACGATGCGGATGTCGTTATGAGATTGAATGCTTTCTTAAGATACAAGTGGAATAAGTGGGGAATGAAGAATAAGTTTTTACATATTGGTGAGAACGGTGAACTATATAATCTAGGTGCAGTGCGGGTAGATTGGGGTGCTAAAGATATAAAACTTTTAGCTATCTCTCCTGATGAGTTGTACTTTGATCCCGCTGTAGATAATTATAAAGACGGCGATAAATTATTTATCGAACGCTCTGTTAATTTAAATACAATTAAGAACAATGAAGATTTTGCTGACTTGGTAAAGGAGTACCTTATTAAGAAGCCTAAAGTGCAAGATAAGACAACACAAAATCGCATGGCAGGCCATGAGAATATAGAAACATCTGAGAATAGTATGGTATCTCTAATAGAATGCTTTGTAAGAAATAGTAAAGGAGGAATCGATCAGGTATATATCTTGGATGAAGCTGAGATTATATATGAAAAATTAAACATACTGCCTAGCAGGTTCCCTGTAGTATGCTACGCACCTCAAAGACCTGACGGTAACCCTTATGGAACTTCTAAACTAATTAAGATTATGAACACAGTTATAGCGTTGAACATGATTGATTCAATGGAAGCTACACAACCTTACAGGCTGTTGAATAGAGTACGTTTTGTAAACGTGGATGGGCGTTTGAATATGAGATCATTTGCGGATTACGGAGAAACACCTGGAGCTTCCTTCGAAGTTAAAGGTGACCCAAAAGGTATTATAATGTATGCAGACGTTCCTACAATTCCTGATCAATCAAACCTAAAGAACAGATTAGAAAATTCAATCTTCTCTGTAACTGGGGTGGATCCTCACTATAAAGGTAGGACTACAAACTCACTACAAACTACAGGAGCTACTCAAGCGTTTCAAGCTAGAGTAACTATGTTAACTGATAACGCACGTATTACAATGTTAGAAGAGTTTTGTGAAGATTTAACTAGATTAGTTCTAGAGAATTATTTCCAACACGGTGGAGAGACGGAGTATAAAATTCCTCAGCTTTCAGCCACAGGAACTAATAAAGTAGTGGATACTCATAAACTTAAATTCAATGAGCATAACGGTTCCGGCCTTGGACCTAAAGATGGGTCCGGACCTAATGCTAAAAAATTAGAGTTTGATTATCACATCGCTGCATCTACACTACTTCCAATGAACCAAGCTAATCTATTCGAATCAGCTAAGGCGTTGTATGAGATGCAAGGGCAGTACCAATTCCCACAAGAAATTATAACCGCTAGAGATTTGGTTGAGTTTTCTGATTTCCCACAAAAAGAATTATGGCTCCAACGTTTAGCTAAACAAGCACAAAGTAACACTGCTGAAAATTTAGTAGCAGACCTTACAAACTTTGCATCTATATTTAGTAAGATGCTGGCTAAAGGATTATCTGAAGAACAGGCAGCTCAACAAGCGATACAACTACTACTTGAAGAGAAGAATGCTATGAAGCAGAATCCAAGTATTGGACAAGGGTTTAAATAAAATAAACACAGACTATTTACAGTCTGTGTTTTTTATGGTATAATAATATATCACAAAAATAGGAGGAACTATTATGCCAAAAGGTAAACAAAAAAGCAGAAAACGTGCGTATACACACAAGATTAACATCAGTGCGGACGTGGATGCGAACACAGTTAAAGTGTCATACATCCCTAGTATTAAGCTTGTAACTTTACAGGATCATCAAGTTTTTGTAAATCTTACATTAGCTGGAATGGACATGGGCTTAAAAGAATTATTAGGAGCACTACCTGTACTACGTCCTGCATCTGCACAAGAAATAGAGAAAAGTGTTTATGTTTTTAAAGATCAAATTAAAGACAACAAATTGTACAAGGAACGTAAACAAATGTATGATACTGTTGCAAATATTATTCAGAACACCCTTAAAGTATTATTTCCTGATGTAGAGTATATTGATACGTGTACTCAGAATCAACAAGAGCTTATCTTTGATATGACTAGAGAAGAAGCTGAAGCGTATAATGCTGAGTTAGTAGAACTAACAGAAGCTATTCGTAATCCGATCGTAGAAGAAGACGAGGATTCAAAGGAGGAATCATAATGCCTATTACCGAAAATAAAATAACTGGAGCAGTAACTAAACCCACAATGTCAGAAGTGTTACGCGAGAAACTTAGAAAAGAAGACGGAGATGTCGTAAGTACATTGAACAGTATTAGACAGTGTATATACGGTATTTTAGACAAGCAAGAAAAGGTAGCTAAGACTGATAATACATCACGTACTAAAGGTTATAAAGGACAAATTAAACAAAGTAAGAAGTATTTAAATTCACTATTTCAATCACTGAATGCAGAAATACACGAAGCTGTTAAAGCAGAACGTGACTTTGATAGATGTATTGATTAGGAGGTACTAGTATGGCAGGTGCAGGAAAAGGTAGAAGCCTAATAACAAATAAAAAAGCAAGAAGTTTTTTCTTCATGTTACTATCTTTTATGATTATCTTAGGAATTAACTCTGTGCTTCCCCTTATAGAAGGAGAGGCACACTACACTGTAGAAACAGTAGAAGTAACTTATGCTGAGTATAAGGTTATGAAAGCGCAAAACGTAAACTACAGTCTAACGTACCTAACCAATATTAGAATGGATGAGTACATAGAAGAGTATATTGTAAAGAACAATCTTACCCAAGAGCAAACAGTTTCTGTAGATGTCCCTGATAATTTTAAAGTTAAGGTACATACTAAGTTCTTCTTTGAATATCCTTTCTGGTATATTGCTACAGCAACCTCATTGTTGTCAGCAGTGCTATTGTTTTACAGTCTATTTAATTACTTACTTACAGTAGGTAAGGACACAGTTAAGAAATATGTAGACCTACAAAAAGACTTAGATGTAATGTCTAATGATAGTTTAGATCCTGTTACATTTGAACCTTGGATGGACAATGTGTTTAATTATAGACGTAAGGTAAAACAACATATTGGAAATATTAAATATAGGATTGACAAGCTTGAACATAAGACTAAGTACAAACATAAGCATAGGCTGAAACGCTATTTCTTAGCGACTACTCCTGAAGTTATGCAGGCCCAATTATTAAAACTTGGAGAGCTGTCTAAGAAAGAGAAAAAGTATTTTAACAAAAGGGAACACTTAACAACGTTATTAGAAGACGCGTATATCAAAACGTATGTCGCTAATGGTCGGGTTAAATATTTCAGATACATTCATCCTATGTTTGTGTATAACGGTGTAAATATTCTTGGTAGGACTGTGGATAGTTACTCTATGATTAACTCTGACAGCAAAAAAATTATGAACGATGCTGGAGCTAAGATAATATTCAGCTTAAGTATCACATTAATATTCTCAACATTATTTACTGTAACAGCCATATCGTCTGTAGGACAGTCTCCGCTGTGGATATTTATAAATATCATGGCTAAACTAGCTCCTTTACTTATTCAAATTCCTTTGGCGTTTGATTACAATAACAGTTTTATGGAGAAACATCTGATTAAAAATTTAATAGAACGTAAGTCTATAGGACTACAATACATGGCAGACATGCGGGAGAAAGTTTCAGTAGAACCTGTACTTCCTCCTGAAGTAGTGCACACAGTAAAGAAGGAGGTAGAACCCCATGCCAGTGAAGATATCACCGGAAGTAGACATGAAGATCCTAGGGGACTTGAGCCTGGGAATGCGTAACAAAGATATTGCAGACGCATATGGAGTCTCTCCTTCATATATCTCTAAGCTTAAGCGTGGTAGAAAAACCATTGATGTACCTGTTAAGCCTCTAGAAAATGGATTAGAACTTGACACAATAGAACATGTACAAACACAGATACGTATACACACACACCAGCTAGCAATATATATAGAGTTGCTAAGAAAATATAGAGGAGAAAAATAATGCCTGAAGATGAAAAATTAGGATTAAATGAAATGCTATCACAAGCCGCAGGTAACCCTCCAGCGGACCCTGTTCCAGCGGACCCTGTTCCAGCGGACCCTGTTCCAGCGGACCCTGTTCCAGCGGACCCTGTTCCAGCAGAACAGGTAGAAGATCCTCTTAAACCAGGATTTGATACTGAAGGTAAAGCAATGGTTACGGCTGTACCTGCGCCTACACCTACGCCAAACCCAATCAAAGAAGTTAGAGACCAGTTAAAAATAGCTAAAGATGCTAAAGAATTAGTCACAAAGACTATGAATAAATTTGCAACTGGAACTTATACGGATATTAAATTAGTAGACCATATGCTTGAAGACGGTACTGGGATTGATTACAAATCATTGAGTACAGCTATGGAAACAGTTGATGTTGCTACTAGAGCTACTACATCAGGGTTAACTCCTGAAGTACAAGCCGCTGTTGAGCAAGTTGAAAAAGACAAAATTGAAATACAAAAGCAAAGACTACAAATAGATATGGACAAAGCTTTAACCAATCTACAAATTGATAAGACTCTAAAACAAGCTGATATTAATAACTTCTTTAAAGACGCTATGCAGACTGAAAGAAATCCTTATTTGTGGATTGCCCAAGGTGGAAGTCTTGGCGATTTGTACAATATTATATACGCCGATAAAATTAAACAAACTGAAATTACTGCGGCTGTAGCCGCTGCTAAAGCTGAGTGGGATGCTGCTGCTGCTGCGGCAGGTAAAGCACCACTGCCTAACCCAGGAATACCTGTACCAGGGGCTGGAGTAAACAAAGACGGTATGTCTATGAAAGACATGTTAGCAGAGGCCGCTAAGAAAGCTAAGTAAAACACCTACAATTTAGGTGTTTTCTTTTTCGATATTTATGCTATAATATATATGAGAGGGCACGGTCTACGGCTTCGGTCGAAAGTAAAAGGTTGTCCGGCACGATAAAAGACCACCAGGAGTGTGTGGTGTTGAAACATACCCAAAATAAAATAGTAATAAATGCCAATTCAGCAAACAGTGTGACCCTCCCTCTCATATATTAAAGATAAGGAGGTTATTGTATGATAACCCAACAGGCAATAGTTGATGAAATAAATCGACTAACTTTACAATATAACATTACTTGGTTAGATATTTTAATAGATGCTGATAAAGCAATTACAAAAATTAATAATTTTATAGGTACAAAGTATCCTAGCATGTCTAGTGTACTAGATGCACCTACTAGGACATATGCTTTTCGTAGTGGTGTTGAAGAGGATGGTCCTGTGGATACTCCTTACTTCCCTGATGAGCACATATATGGTGTAGTTATTCCATTCATTGCAATGGAAGTTTTAGCACGTGATGAAGAGTTCACTACAGTGTATAATAAGTATGCCAATGATTTAGAAGATGGCCTTTTTCAAATGTTTCAAAAAGAATTTAATAGAGTACCACTTGCATTCAGACAAAATCCTGATGCAGGTGTTTTCTTTGCAGCTGATTCAGCACTTAGCGAAGTTGCTAGAAATGGAGAGGCGGACTTACCTGTGTATAAATTTAAAGTACACTACCACATAAACCAAGAAGATATCGCACTAGGAGATATTCGTTTTGTAGAGGATACCCGTGCATATTTGTATGAGGATACTACAGTTGTTAAAGGCTGGAACACGGAACTAATATCTGCTGACGGAATTAAAGTATACTCTTTTACAGGGTGGTCGCGTGATCCTAATTCAGTAGCTGATGCCGAATGTGCAGTAGGTACTGAGATTACACTACTTACTGATGTACACTACTACGCGCATTGGGATGTAGAATCTACCTTAACTAATACTGTTTATGGTGTAGTAACTATTAAGAATGAGTATAAGTACAGTCTTACACAACTTATTATACCTAGTGTTGTCAGTAACAATATGGTACGTACTATTCCTACCGACTTCTTACTATCAACTAACGCAGAATATGAGCATGCTACTAGACTACTTTCAATAACACTTCCTGACTATTTAACAGGGATTGCAGCTGGGGCCTTTAATGGATTCCAAGGAGATGAAATTATTTTCCCTGACACCATTGTAGATAATGTTACCTATGAAGGAATTACTATAGAAGTTAATGCGTTTATTGCAAGTCCTAACTTACTTGGTATTACGCTTCCTGCGAATGTACGGACTATTGAAACAGGCGCGTTTCCTGCTATCAACGATATAACTAGAACTATTAGATGTAGAATTTTAGAACAAAATGAACCTGTATATAATGAAGGGCCTCCTCAATATGGATGGCAAGCCAACTGGTATTCTGCTAGCAATGAGCTAGTAAATTATGTAGTAAATGTTACGTGGGGATACAATGGCTAGGCGAGCAGTACAAGGGTATACTGATAAAACCTATTTTGAAAATGGTAGGTTCTTAGGTATGCTGGCAACTAACGACCCTTTACAAGAAGGGTATTTTAAGCATCTAGTTAACTTCAACATATCTGATACTGGGCTGTCTGTTAGACCTCGTAAAGGGTTCTTAACGACAGTGCCGCGTAAGACAAATGAAGCAAAGACACTCATATCAATTAGTGAGCGTGCAATAATATTTAAAGCGCACAGCCTACAAGAGCATATTATATATGACTTTAGTAACAACAGAGGGTACGCTGTTGATATCAGCGCATATAATATTGATGATAATAAATTAATACCTATAACGGATGAGTACATTGCAGCTGATTATAACGCTGTTGTTGATTATCTTATAACTGAGATTCCTGCATTCACAGCATACTATGATGCTGGAGTTGAAGCACACACTATAAACATAGCACGTAGCGTTATTGCTAGTTATTTCTTACAACATATAACATTGCTACACGCCACACAACTTAACTATGTTACTAATGAGTATGGAGTAAAAAAGAATTTAATTAAAGTTGTAGTAGAAGAAGATGAGGCTTACAATATTGAACAGCAAACATTACTGCTAGCATTCTACTATCGTAAAAATGCTGTACCATCTTTAAGCCTTGCTGCAAATACTTTAGTGTTTGAGATTTTAAATCTTGACGCGCATCCTACGTATATAATTTCTGAACGTAACATAGCTAGCAGTAAGTCTATAATACCCGATCCTTTGCAAACATTATACACTACAGAAAATAGACCTGCTGGTAATGTAAATATGCTAGGCTTGTTGTATGTCAGCAGTGATGATAAGACAAAGTACTATATCCAATATGTCCCACGTGTTGATTTAGAAATACGTCCGCACTTTGTACTGGATCCTGCAAGTCTTGTACTTGGAGATGAAACCGCTAAGTGGGCCTACCGTATTGATATAGCTAATATAAATGATCCTGACAATATTTCTAGAGGTAACTGGCTAGAGTATAAAGGATTAAGTGAAGCACCTGTACGTATATTTCCTAGACCTACAGGGAAAGTAACAACAGGCGCAAGCTCAGCTAGACATTATGAAGGTGCTCAATATGTTATAACACTAGTGCCTAATGATAATTCTTATTGTGATGTTATTTCCAACGCAGCCCCAAGTCCTGTTGAACCTGCAGATTACACTTTAGGTGAAGCACGTTATGATGCTTGGCGCTCTGTGCTAGATGGAACAATCACAGATAAACGGGAATTACTTTTAGCTATAGATGCTCTTGAAGATTTGGCAAACTCCCCTAGGATACATATAAAGGATCTACGTAATGCTGAAACTGTGTTTTATATCAGCGCTCTTTGGGACGACCCTTATGACTATGTTAAAGGATCTTTTGCAAACAGTGATGAAGTATATGACGGCTTCTTCATAACTATGGAAGAGTTTAGAGAGTACATTGAAGGCAACAATATGGATAGTTATAATATAGCATGGCGCCTGCTTCCACTTGGGTGGTACTTAGATGAGACAGATGACGCAGATGATAAGCGTTATCATTTTAGAAGTATTAATTATTGGGGGCATTATACAGGAGATGACCTGGACTTTTATGATATCTTCATGGTTAACACGTATGATAACTATGATAATCTTGTAGAAAAACCTATGCATAACGCAGAGATAGATACTGAATTTATTATTCAACTATCATCTACTACACTGCAAGGTACTAACATGCCTGACTTTGATGCTGTAAAATTTTTAAAGGATGGTTTTACTTTTACATTCTATATGAAACCTTACTTACCTGCTGAAGTACCTACAAATATAACTGAAGCAAATATCCTTAAAGATTTCTGGGCTGATGCTGCTAATTACGCGCACTCACAACAAATATTATATGGTGTAGATTCTTTACAAATTATAGAAATCCCAGAGTATCAGATAGATGATCCAGAGTATATTCAAGAATCTGAAAATATGATGGAGTTTGGTGGGATGTATACTGTAATGTGGAAAAATAATACAATATATATATCTGAACCAGGAAGATTTAATTACTATAAAGAAGTAAATAAGTTTGAGTATGCTGAAACAGTTATTAAAGTACTTGAGTTTAAAAATATATTACTTATATTTACGTCCCAACATTTGTATGCGTTGTATAGAGATTCATTAGATACAATAACAGGTGAAGGTGAAACACAAGTCACTGTTACTACTGAGTACTGGGCCACACAAAAAGTACTTTATAACATACGTACTAATGAAAAGTATAAGGATGTTATACAAGTATTTAATGAGTTCATACTATTCTATTCTGAAGATGGACAAATGTTCCTTATAAAACCTAACACTATGATTGATAGTGAAACGAGGTTTTCACTTAAGTATTTCAATCAAGGTGTAAATGATGTATTATTAAACTATGATGATTACATCAATGAACGTCTTGCTAATTACAATATTCAACACACAATAACTAAAGACGATGTAAACATTAAAGCTTTATTATCTGTTAACTTTATTAAAATATTTTATTACATCCCTGGGTATATCACATATATCCTTGTCTTCGATGTTATTAATAATCGATTCTTTGTATATGATACTGTTGCATTTACCGACATACATGATAAAATGTATTTAGATAGTGGCGAGCTTTACATAACAAAAAGCCAGGCTAAGTTATATCTTACGATGCCTTATAAAGAATTGAATCAAATGGATTCAAATGCAGATATGTCTATCATTAATAATTTTAAAAAGATAGCGATAAGTCCTTTAATTGATACAGGTAACATGAGTTTAAACAACCACTTAAGAAAAAGATTTGCAACACTGCACACTGTATTTAAAAATCTGAGCACTAGTAAATTGTTATTCAATGTTGAGACAGAATTAGATGATATCGTATCACATCCATTTTATGATACGCAACTTGAAGTGCATGACATAGGTGGAATCTCGTACTACGTAACAGTACCTAAGACAGATAACAATGATCTAATTGATTTAATTGGAGATAACCAAATATCAGATGCTGCATCTGCAGCGTTTATATATGCTATGGAGAATCGTACGTATGAAGAAGATAGTTTACTTTTAGATTTTGCTGAATTTACATCAAGCAAACTATTAACACACCGTACTTCTATACGTGGCAAAGGTAAAGTACTGCGGTTAAAAATGCAGTTCATATCAAAAGGAGATTTCAAATTACAATCATTTGGAATTGTCTATAAGGAGAGACGTATATGATAATAAATCTAGGTAAAGGAAAAATTAAAATTAAACGTAAACCTGTTCCCGAACCTCTACATAGCACCCACTTACAGTATGTGTTTGAGTTTAATACAAACCATTTGGAGCCAAGGTTCTATATAGGTACAGAGGTGTTTATAGGTAACCGTATTAACGTAGATTTAACACAAGCATTAATCCCTGTACTGCCAGGGGCTGCTGTTAAAATTAAAGTAGAATTGGTGGATGCCGACAGCATACCTATTCGTACGTATGTTGGAGAAGTCCCTTGTCATAAATATTGTTTGTTTGGGAAACGCCCTGTGCTACCCAACTTTCAAAAGTATATAGTTGAACTAGAAGCTGAAGTCGAAAGACTCCAAGATGAAGGAGAGGTGATCTAGTATGGCTGGTATTTTAAAAAACGCTGTTGGGTTTGACACTCCTCGATATGTTGTAAAGAACGGATATGTAACAGACGTCACAACGAATGAAACATATCCTATCGATTACACTGCTGTTAAAGGCGGTACCCTAGGAACAAAAAAAGATTTAGACCAGGCTATCTCACATTGGTTGAACACAGGTACAATGCCTGAAGGCGGGGATGTTGGGCGCCTAGGACCTGCAATGCGTAACATAAGCACAGGTCTTATGGCATTTAGAGATACTCATAATTTTAATGACTTTACTGCAGGTAATGGTACTGTAGTTGGTGATCCTGAAAAAATTACTATAGATCCTGTGACAGGGAAAGAAAATGATCCTAGACTAGATGCCCTTAATACATATTATAAGGATTTATACGAATCTGAAACTCCTGGTACAGGAGGATATCGTTTAAGAAATGAGCTTGAAGGAGTATTCCAACGGGAAGCTAATGTAGGAGTACAGTTGGCAGACGTACAGTTCCAAGACCAAGCTATGAATCAAGCCGCTGTTATTAAACAGATTACAGATTCTGTACGTAATGAACGTATGTCTAGATTAAAGGCAGGGATGAGTGAATCACAGATTGCAAATCAAGATATGCAAATGATGATGTCTAATGTAAATGCCCTTAATGAAAATAATAAAGTACTTGGCCAGAATCGTATTATGGCACAAGGGGCACAAGCAACAGCAAAAGATCAAGCGTATATGTCATACTTAGATCAAGCTAATGCCCGTGGACAAAATGCTGCAGCGTACAGTGCTGCTGATGCTGGAAATGCTAACTTCATGGCACAACAGTATGCGTCACAAACAGGTATTTCATATGCTGAAGCATATAAAATAGTAACAGGACAGACACAATAATATGAGAGGAGAAAACTTATGGAACAGATAATTGAATTTATGGATGCATACTGGGGAGTTACCGTATTTGGTACTGTCACAGTAGGGACGCTTATTACATTTAGTGTGTTAATGGCACGTATGATTATTAAAGAGAAATCAAACAATGTACTTGTCAATCTTTTGATGGACAAAGTTGCAGATGCCTTAAAAGCTAAAGATAGTGAGACGTATGAAAAAGCACAAGTAGTTGCTGAAAATGAGTACCTTCAAAAATCCATGGCCCTTACTTTTAAATACCTTAACTATCTTACTGTGGCTTCCAAACTGGACGGTGCACAAAAGATTGAGTTAGTGGAAGATGCTAAAGCCCTTCAAGATGGGTATGCACTTAAACTCGTTGAGATTGCTGCAGGTGTGTTTGAAGCTGAAGGAGACATTATTGAAAAATTAGAAGCAAATAAAAATCCTATTATAGAAATTATAGAAGATGCTACTGAAGTTGCAGCTAGCCTTTTAGATAAGTATACTGTAAAGGAGGGTTAAACTATGGTTGAAACAGATCTTCAGAAAGAATATAAGAGAAAGAAGAAGATCAATTATCTCTTATTCTACCTACTAAGTTACGTAGGACCCTTCGTATATTTCGCTACTAAGTTAGGAATTACTAAAGAAACAACTTCACTGGTATTCCCTGTAGTACTGATAGGCTTCTTAGGTATTGTGCGCCTTGGTGTAGACATACCTAGTTGGGTGGGTACATGGGAACCCAGCCTTAAGAAAGGTTTAATCAAAGCCATACCAAAGTTATTATTATTTATACTACTAATAACTATGGGACTTACACTTAGGTATATGTTATTACGTTCTATTAATTTAGCATTCAATACATACTTTGAAACAGTTTTAGTACTATTCGGAGGTATGGCAGCAGGAGCAATTTTTGAAGCCATCCATTTAAAATATAAAGAATTGTACTTAATCTCTAAAGGGTATGTACTTGGGGTTGTAAATAAATAATGCCTTTACGCCCTGCATTAATACGTAACAGCATCCCTCAACAAAACCTAAGTGGTAATGGTGGACTATCAGTAAAGAAATGGAATGCATATATTAACATACTAAAAGAACAAGCTAATGCTAATACTAGATTTTTAGAGTCATTAGATATTGAAGTGGTACGTGCAATAGGAGGCTATATAGGTGGTAGTGTACCTGCACTTGTAGTTACTCCATCATTTACTGCTGCAGTTAAAACAGCAATGGAGGAAGTATATCCTGAGATTAGAGATGCCCCTCCACCAGATGATTTTGTATTAACTTTCGATACACCTAGTGAAGACTATAACCGTAGTGACTACGGTAAAGTATTAAACACATTTGAGATTTAACCAGAATAAGCCCTGGTAAAAAAATATATCCTATAGGAGGACTAAAAAATGGCTGAAACAACTAAGTTAACAAAAGAACAAAAGGAATTAAATGAGTTAAAAGTGGAGCATGACATCGTACTGAAACGTTGTGAGATTGCAGAGAAACGTGTTGAATCATTAGTAGCATTTAGTAAAGCTACTTTAGAAACAAATGCAGACTTCTTGAAACAAATGGACGGTGCATTGAAATCAACTAACAAGTTACACAACATGGCAGCACAGAATCTTGGACAATTAATTAAAGTTTTAGAACAAGAAAAGAACGTATAATAAACTGAAAGGAGGAATTACATATGTCACAAAAATACGCAATATTTGAATGGCATTACAGGGCAGACACTGAAGCAGACTTCGGTGAAGGCGATCACATAATTCTTCCAGTATCACACATTGATGCAATTATAGGATTACTAGGGGAGGATGGATTACTCGATCCTTCCCTTTTACCTTTAACTATAGGTGATATACCTCTTGGCGACCTTAACATTAAAAAAGGTTTATACACTTATTATGGAACTGAACAAGCAGATGCGGCAGGCCATATTGAATGGGATGTTGTTTTGACGTTCAATACAGCAGAAGAGCTTACACCTTATACTGGACGTATCGTACAAAAAGATACATCTGAACCAGGAGGATGGGCTGTTATACATCCTGAAACTACATGGGATGCTGTATCAAATACACCAACTACCTTAGCAGGTTATGGAATCACTGATGCCTATGATAAAGATTATATAGATACTCTAGCAGAAACAGTAGGTACTATAGATTATAACCTGTATTTATTGGGACTTGATGTCGAAGATAATACGGACGACTTAGCGATACTAAATGGTACTGTACCTACTTTAGAACTTGTACAAAATACATACTATAATGCTGCTACAGGTACAAACATGTACAGTATGGGAACGTGGACACACCCTGACGGAAACTATGTAACTTATGAGGACGGTGTCGTTGTTATAGGTAACGCCGCAGCAGGGCCACTAACAAACACAAAAGGACAGGATTTAACCACCCCTATAGTTCTTAATTATAACAATAAATATTACTTTAAAATTACTCTTTCTTCTGATACTCCTAACTGTGACGCTATCCTTGTAGGATTAGGAACTATTCCTTTAGGCACAGCGGACCTTTCAGACCTTGATGCACATGAATGGCGCGTGTTAGAAGGAGTCTACACATACCCTTATGCTGGTTCTGATACTTATTACTTTGAGGTGGACTACCAAAGTGTCCATCCAGGTAATGAAGATTCTACAATTAAAATAGCCAGTGGCATTAAATTCATAAATATTACTAATGAAGACTATGTTGATTTTACTGAAGGACAGATAGTTAATTTAATGCAGAGTATTCCTATAACTGAAATACCTTCTGCACAGATTGTTGGATTAGATAAGTATACGCAAGCTGAAGTAGATGCTATGTTAACCAACAGTACTAACTGGGACACAGCCTATGGCTGGGGCGATCATGGAGATGGAGGGTACCTAACTTCATTTACTGAGACAGACCCTATATTTAGTGCATGGGATAAAAGTACCGGTATCAGTATTGTTATGGCACAGATAACAGACCTAGCATTTCCTGATGAAACAGATCCTATCTTTATAGCCTGGGATAAAAGTACAGGTATAACTATAACGGAATCGCAAATAACAGATTTACAAGCATATATAGTAACTGAAACAGACCCTGTATTTATAGCATGGGATAAGTCTACAGGTATTAGTATTACAGAATCCCAAATAACTGATTTAGATAAGTATACTCAAGCAGAAGTCTTAGCACTTACATGGACTGAGTCTGATATCACGGACCTAGATAAGTATACTCAAGCAGAAGTCTTAGCTCTAACATGGACTGAGTCTGATATCACGGACCTAGATAAGTATACCCAAGCTGAAGTAACTAGTTTAATCAGTGGGCTTAGTACAGTGTACGCACCTATAGTACATACTCATGTCGAAGCAGATATCACGGACCTAGATAAGTATACTCAAGCAGAAGTCTTAGCTCTAACATGGACTGAGTCTGATATCACGGACCTAGATAAGTATACTCAAGCTGCGGCCGATGCCAAGTTTGCTCTTATACATACTCATCCCTATGTACTATTGGCAGGAGATACAATGTCAGGAATGTTGAATATAGTAAGTACTGAAGAACTTCCACTATTCTTACATAAAACAACAAGTACCGGAAGCGTAGGTATTAAGTTTAGTGACCGCGCAACACCTACCCAATGGGGTATCTTTAAGTTTGAATATCATGATGATGCTAGTCCAGGAGGATTGTATAATACTACGTTTACATTTACAAGCCATGATCCTGTATCAACACAGGCTGTAGTACTTGAAAACGGTGATTTCTTTGTAGGGACCAATAAAGTATGGCATGCAGGTTCATTTGATCCTTCTGATTACTCAGCTACTACACATCTTCATGATGATAGATATTATACTGAGATTGAAGCTGATGCTAAGTATGCATTAATCCATACTCATCCTTATAGAGCAGATACTTGGGTACCTGCATGGACTGATGTAACTGGTAAACCTAGTTTATATACTCAAGCAGAAGTCTTAGCTCTAACATGGACTGAGTCTGATATCACGGACCTAGATAAGTATACTCAAGCTGCGGCCGATGCCAAGTTTGCTCTTATACATACTCATCCTTACCTAGCAGATACAACTACTGTTGGAGATTTAGGAGGAAGGACTGCGGCACAAATTACAACTGAAATCGGTGATGAGATTGCTGCCATTCTAGGGGATGCACCTGCATTATTAGACACGCTTGGAGAAATCGCTGATTTCATAGAAGCTAATGAAGATGCTATAGGTGTATTAGAAGGTGGAGTAACTAACTGGGACACAGCCTATGGTTGGGGAGACCATAGTGGACTATACTCATTATTGTCTCACGATCATGACGCTGATTATGCGGACATATCTCATAACCATGCTGCAATATATGAACCTCTAGGTACATTACATGATGATAGATACTACACGGAAACTGAAATAGATTCCTTATTAACTAGTAGCGGTAACTGGGACACAGCCTATGGTTGGGGAGACCATAGTGGACTATACTCATTATTGTCTCACGATCATGATAAGTATGAGTTTAATAAAACAGGGTGGGATTACCAGCCTGATTTAGAAGTATCGTGTGTTGATGCAACTAGAACATTTACAATTACATTTAACAGTGTTGAAGATTATTGGATCAATAGTGTTAAAGTAACTAAACAAATAGGAAGTGAATCAGTTGTTTTTGATGATACTGAAGGACTTAAATTCTTTTACTACACCACAGCAGGATTGATAGCTAGTGATTCAGCTTGGACGTTTAACTTAACTAAAGCGTTAGTAGCTTATGGACTATGGGACGCTACTAATAAAGAAATGATTCTTCTAGGGCCTGAGTGGCATGGATGGATGATGGATGATAGAGATCATGAGATGGAACATCTTACTTACGGTACTCGATATTCAAGTGGGTTCGCAGTGACTACATTAACTACAACAACTATTAAAGTAGACCCAGGTGTAATGTACGATGAAGATTTGAGATTAACTCTAGGGGAAAACATAGGAGTAACTCAGACTTTAGACGCACTAGTAGCACCTATCTTATATAGAAACGCAGACGGTGACATACGAAAAATTGCAGGGACAACTGCAACATGTTACTTAAACACACAGCCTCAAGTTAACCTGAACACTGCTGGTGTTTGGTCTCTTGAAGATGTAAGCAATAATAAATACTTTGTATACTGGTTAGTCATTACAAATGATTCTAATGACAGTGCCGTTATCTGGATGCCTGGACAATATGAAGGAGATAACTTAACAGATGCTAAAGCATTAAATGATTTATCTACTTTAGAAACAGGTGCTTTAGAGATGCAAGAATTTATCATACTAGGTAGGCTGTTAATGAAAGCAGGTAACGGTTCATACACGATTGAAGAGTTTGAAACCTACCGTTCAGATAAAGTATCATCAGCTGTAGTAAGTATTGGCGATCATATACATGATGATAGATATTATACTGAAGTAGAACTAGATGCAGCGTTACTTCTTAAATCTGACGAACATTCACATCCTTACCTTCCTTTAATAGGTGGTACACTAACAGGAGACATTGAGTTAGGTACAAATAGTTTGAAATTTCTTGCTGTAAATAATACTATAGATTTTCTTAAAATTAATTATGAAGCATCTGGTGCAACCTTTAGCTGGTTTCATAGGTACACAGGAGAACTAACAGGTAATGAAAATGGTTATGAAATACACAGTTCAACAAATAGAGCATTAAGAATAACCCAAGATGGTATTGTTTCATTTGATTCAACTCCTAAAGTTGGAGTAGTTGCATTAGTTAAAACGGATGACAGTAGACTATCTGATAATCGTGATCCAAATGCTCACACTCATGTAGAAGCCGACATTACGGACCTTGATAAATATACACAAGCAGAAGTAGATACCTTACTTACTGGTTATGAAGAAACACACTCTCATCCTTACCTACCTCTAGTAGGAGGTACTTTAACAGGTGCCTTAACTATTGATGGAGGGTCAACTGCTTCAACAGGGATACTAGGAATACGTCAAAGTGGAGACACATTGGCAGATGGTATCGCTATTACAAGTTCTCATGGAACATCGCACAGAATTTGGAAAGATGCCGCAGGTGCTCTTAACTTCGGCCCTACAGGATTACCTTCTGCGTTCAAACAAGATATACTAGGTAATCTTGACATAGCTGGTAGTATTAACATTCCTAGCGGGGACCACCTACAATGGCAATCAGGGAACGCACGTATAGGCGAAACAGGTTATGATTTGTATTTCTCAACATGGACAGGTTCAGCTCTTACAGAGAAGATGCGTATTTTATCTAATGGAAATATAGGAATAGGTACAGCGTCACCAACTAAAAACTTAGAAGTATATGGAGCAAATGCAAGGATAGTTGTCTCCCACAATGCTTATGATGTAGGAGAAGTTGGGTATGTATTCAGACACAGACTTAATCCTGGTTCAGGTGTTGGAGACAAGACAGCTATAATTAGTAAAGGTGTAGACTCACATGGACTAAGTGATTTACACTTTGTTGTAGATTCTGCTACTGATTATGATGAATTCACTCTTGCGTCAGATACTAAAATGATTATTAAAAATGATGGTAAAATAGGTATTGGTACTATTGTACCTCTAGCTTTGTTACATATAAAAAATGAAACATTAGATAACAGTGTGTTTAAAAGTATGCTTACTATAGGTTCAAATGAAAATTCTGAATCGCCGCAAACTAGTTTTGACGAAACTAAACCTTCTTATGGTATTACATTCAGACGTGATTGGAACAGTGATGGGAAACAAGCAACCCTTGCAGGGATTTATGCTTCAGGACACGGAGGATATCGTGGAGGATTAGTATTTAGAACTAAAGACAATACAACAAGTAATGGAGTACCTGATGTAACTGCATTATTCATAGCACCTAGTGGGATTGCAGATTTCGCATTCACACCTACAGTAAATGCTGTAGCAGTATCATTAGTAGGACATACTCATGTTGTAGCAGACCTTACGGATTGGTCTGACTTATGGGTAGATGTTACCGGTGATACTATGACTGGTGATTTAACAATAGAAACTAAACTGTTTGTTGGTACAGGCGATATGCATACTAATAGAGCAGCACATATAAATGGCACACTTAGAGTGGGGCCTTATTCTGCAACGACTGATATTGATTACATAGATCTTATCCCTGGTGGAACAGACTCAGTAATCCAAACAAGTAACGATGGAACTATGGCAATTAAAAACCTTGATACAGCCACAGGTACATTGTCCCTTTGGACAAATGCTTTAGAAAGATTAACAGTTGCACATGATGGTAAAGTAGGGATAGGAACCAATGCTCCTAATGAACTACTGGAAATTAAAAATGGTTCAATAAAAATATGGACTGATGACACATATGATTATGCTTTAACATTAGGAAGAGATGGAGTATACCCAGCTATATATGGGGATGCCGTTATAAGAATAATGCAACGTATGGAAATATGGGGGAGCAGTAACGGATACTACTTTGATGTAAGAAATGCAGCAGGTGCTGTTGATGCAAAAATTGATGGTGCGGGGGATTCATATGTAAACGCCTTAGCAAATAATTTTGGTATAGGAACTAGCAGTCCTTCAACTAAATTACACGCTATAAGTGCACAAGCTGGAAAACCTGTACTTACGTTACAGAATACAAATGCAGCAGGATATAGTGCAATACACTTCAAGCATACATCTAATACACATGCTGGACATATTGGTTATGCTGGTACAGGTACAGCATTGAATGATGTAATGTTTATAGGAAGTATAGGAGCATACCCACTTGTATTTACTACAAGCGATACAGAAAAAATGCGAATTGCAACTTCAGGGAATGTAGGAATAGGAACAGATAATCCTTCTCGTAAACTACACATATATGAAGATAGCTCAGGAGGTAGTGCACATACATATACAGATTTACTTATAGAAAGTTCTGAATATGCAATGATAACTCTTCTTACACCTAACACAGGTAAAGGATATTATGGTTTTGCTGATCCTGAAGATAGCTATGTAGCAGGTATGTACTACGCACACGCTACTAATGAACTATCTTTTGATGTTAATAATACCCTAGCACTGCGTATCGATTCTGATGGTATCGCAGACTTTGTAAATACACCTACAATAGATGGAACAGCAGTCTCATTAGTAGGACATACACATGCTAGTGATGATACTAATACTTACGTTGATTCAATAACACTCGCAGATAGAGTTGTAACTCTTGGTAGAAGTGGTGCTTTAGCAGACTTAACTTTAGATTTAAGTACTCAGGTTGTTAATAAGATCAGACTAACAGGTAGAAGTAAAACATACAAAATATTCTCAGTCAATAAAACTGGATCACAACATAGAATATTACATGGTAGAATCCTATCATCTAATAACTATGCAGCTACAGATCGTAGTGATGTTCATTTAATGCTAGGTTTCTATAATGAAAACTGGGCAGCTAATGCTTATCAACTTGGGCAAGACAATGCATACCCTGTGTATTTTAGTTTGTATGACACAGGTACAAACTTTGAAGGGTTTATAACAATGAGTAACTACACAGATAATGCTGTGTTAACTCTAGACATGTTGAACCTTATAACAATAACAATGATTGAAGAAGCTCCTACTGGAGACTTGTTATATAACAGTGAGACTTCTGAGAATTTTATATTAGATAGTAGCAACTATGATTCATACGCACTTCCTCTAGTAGGAGGTACTTTAACAGGTGCCTTAACTATTGACGATGCGATATTACAAATAAATACAGGGTCTGAAGATGATGAAGTCTTCTTTAATCTAAAGTATAATGATAATGACGCATATCAATTATTTTTAAAGCAAACTGTGTCAAGTGGAGTTGTAAGATATAATTTCAGTATGATAAATGTTGACACAGTATACGATGATGTACTTGTTTTAGACAGAGGTAAAGTAGGTATAGGCACAACAGATCCTGAGTATACTTTGCATGTAGACGGACAAATAAAAATAACAAATGCAAATGGTGGAGCCTGGAATGATGGGCTAATTATTGAAGATGCTACTGGTTGGGCTGCTACAGTATATGCAAGAGGTACTGCAGCTAAAATGTTTACTGGGCTGCGTGACGAGACAGATGACTATATTTGGATGGCACCTGTATATGATAATACAGGCACTAACTTGACACCTCCAAGAGACGATACAGTGCTTTTAGTAGATGAAGATGCACAAGATATAAAAATATTCTTACCTACACAATTTGGGCAGGGTGTAAGAATGTATGACTCATTACGAATAGGTGATATAGTAATACCAAATGCGACAGCTCAATGGGGTGTTGGAGGGACTACAACAGGATGCATTGTAATAGAACTTCCTAACACTGTTGCTATGTATGATATGATGACTATTACAATAGATACATATGAGTATACCACAAACACACACAGCACTTATACTATGAGTGGACATAATTGGACCACTTCTACTTGGTATAATTATAGCGTAATTGGCTCAGGAAATAATATAGATGAAGTTCAACTTGGAGTTACCCCTGGAGGTAGGCATTGTATTATCATAGGTACTGTTAGTAAATCTTGGAGTTACGGAAGAGTTGCTGTTACTAAAGTAATCAGCCACCCTACATATGATTCTCAAAACTGGGAAGGTTCCTGGAATGTATCACAAGTAACAGATTTAACAGGGTACACAGCACTTACAGGAAATATTGCTAAAGCTATATTCCATGAAGGTAACTTTTTGGCAGGTACGGATTATCTTACATCAGTAGCATGGGGAGATTTAACAGGTACACAACCAGACCCTGTTGCACATACACATAATTACCTATCCCAAATTGCTGGTGGAGCACTAGATGTTGATGCTGATAATGGTACAGGTTTATACCCTGGTTCTACAGGAACATGGACGAATAAAGGACCTGCAGGGAATAACGCTGGAGCACTACTTAGTATTAATACTCATCCAGGAAATTACTTCAGTCAGTTGTGGTTTGATACAGCAGGGGGAGAGTTCTATGCTAGACACGCAAATGCAGTTTTGCCTACAACTACATGGAATAAAATATTAACATCAGCTAACATAGGGACGTATGCATTAGAAGATGACCATGATGCTAGCGCAGTAACTGCAGCACTAATAGTTAATTGGGACCTAGCTTATGGTTGGGGAGATCATGGAGTAGAAGGATACTTAACTGGTGTAGCATGGGGAGATTTAACAGGTACACAACCAGACCCTGTTGCACATACACATGCGTACCTACCCCTAGCAGGTGGTACTATGACAGGAGATTTAACATTTGATACTGACGCAGAAATTGTACATAATACAGATAGTAACTACATGAAATACAGGGTATATTCTGACGATAATTATGGTATAGGTATGGTTAGTGGATTGTCCTTTGGGGCAATCAATAATGACTGGGCCATGACGTTTACATTTAACGATGATGCTGATCGTGGCTTTTTATGGAGAGATACTAACCACAGTACAAGCCAAGGAGCTATGGCTCTTTCAACAGGCGGTAAACTTACAGTAGCACACTCATTAAGAGTCGGTTATGGTACATCAGATACAGCTGTACCAGGTGCAACATATGATTTAGATATAAGTGGAGACGCATTAATTGGTGGAAATATCGTTGTTAGTGAAGATGTAACAATCGCTGGTATGTTAAATGCACATTTATATTCTTATGAAGGTGGAGTACGTAAAATAGTTAATCCTAAAGGAGGTCTTCTTAATACAGCTGTAAGTAATATAGATGGAGCAATAAGAATTAAACTTCCTCAAAAAGGAGAGTCTAATACAATGCTTAGAATGGTTGTAGATGTTTATAATTATGCTCATGATACGTCTTTCACAGTTACATTAGGTGGATATTTACACGCAGCTCCTTCATGGACAAACACATTCGCAATCTTTGAATCAACAGATGCAATGAATATTACACGTCAAGTACACTTTGCTTTAGATGCAAGTAACTATGGGGTTATATATATAGGAGATGTAGATGCTACAGAAGAATGGGATTATTCTATTGTGTCTGTAAGAGAACTGTTATTAGGACACAGCGGTGATGATAATGTAGCATGGATGGATGCTTTAAGTATTTCATACGTAACAAGTATTGGAACTGACACTATTGAAATTTCTGAAACAGGAACTCAATTAGACGCTGGAACTTTAGAAGGACACGCTGCTAATTACTTCCAACCTTTGTTGGATAAAGCAGCTGTACAAAATTTACTTGATTTAACTACAACCAATAATAGCGGCTCTATGCCTGTTAATGATGTTGTAAGAAATACAATAGGGTATGCTAGCAGTTTCCCTTCAGGAGATTTTGATAATTTTAGTAACACAGATGGTGGGTTATATGCTGGAGTTTACTCAAGTTCTTGGGTACATGAAATATATGGAGATTTCCGTACAGGCCATATGGCAGTACGTGGTAAAAATAATGGAACATGGATGGACTGGTTAGAAGTATTAGATATGGGTAATTTTGATGACTATGCTCTGCCTTTAACAGGTGGGGCTGTAACAGGAGAAACTACTTTTGCTGATAAAATAGGTATAGGGACTACATCACCACAAAATTCCTTGGAGTTGGTGAACGCTTCAGGAGAGACTGGACTTCGATTAAGGTCTAATTATGCTTCTGTTGGTTCCAACGCAACGATAGGCTTTAGACTATCTACCACTGTTGTAGGTGAGAATTATGCAGAAATTACAGCGTATAGAACTAATGACCCTGCAAGTACTGCAACTGATTTACTATTTAAAACTAGAGACGGTACATCTATAGAAGAACGTATGCGTTTAACATCTACAGGAATATTGTATGTTGGCGGTAGTATTATCGCTGATGATTCATTGTACATCAATTACGACCAAAGTGATGACAACGCCGTTGTATTCTTTGGAGATGTTGCTTCAGCTGTAGCGCACTTTTTAAAATTTGATGCAACAGAGCAAGTGTTTTATTTCTCAGATGAATTAGAAATTGGAGGATATACAGCGTGGCACGCAAATAACTTCGATCCTGATGACTACTTAACGGACACAGGGTTAACGGTATTCACTGTACCTGCTGGACAGCTTGGGTCACAAGCATCAGAAATAAATACATTGCAAATTAAACAAGCAACTGCAAGTACAGATGCAATGATTACATTCCACGTTGGTGGAGACTACGCATTACACTTCGGACTAGATGGCACTACTAATGATTTATTTGTTGGTGGATGGTCTATGGGTGTAAATAAATATAAAATATTCCACGAAGGTAACTTTGTAGCGGGCACAGACTATCAAGCACCTCTTGTAGCTGACACTGATTATCAAACGCCACAGACTACCTTAGCAGGTTATGGAATAACTGATGCCTTCGATGGCGCATTCAGTAGTTTAACTGGTACACCAACTACCTTAGCAGGTTATGGAATAACTGATGGAGAATACAGTTTAACTGAAGCTAAGATTGAAACAGCTTTAACTAATGTAACATTTGGAGACGGATATATGCAGGCAAATACTTACCTGCAAACAATGCAGTTCCGGACATCTACTAAAGGTACTTTAACTGCTCCTGCGTATAGATTCAGTGGAGACGCTGATACAGGAATGTTCTTCCCTTCATTAGACCAACTTGCGTTCTCTGCAGGTGGGGTAGAGATGATACGTCTTATAGAAGGAACCACCCCATCACAACGTATTACAGTATCTGCTAATATAGATGCAAGTAACACCGCACTTATGTTAGGTCTAAGTACCACAGAATATTTTGGATATTTATTCTCATATAGGGTATATAGAAATGCTGAGTATTCTTTATCAGACATTACTAGAAAGAAAGATATTAATCGTATACAATTAGATAATAACTTAGAAATAAACCCAAGTATCGCAGGGTATGTTGAAGGCAAAGACGGAACTATGTTTAGACAGATTGAATTATTGTTTGAACAACTTAACATATATACTTTCAATTACAATGATGATGAAGCAGATGACCTTAAGATTGGAGTAATGGCACAAGAAATTGAAATTATTCTTAAAGACCATCCTGTACTTTTAGCAATGTTGGTATCTAGAGAATTAGTTACAGACCGTGATGGAACAAATGAAAGAGAAGACATCACTATTCGTACAGATAACATAGCCACATTGAAAACAGTTATGATTAAACACTTACAAAGTAAAGTTAAAAAACTAGAAGATAAGCACAACCGTATGGTGGAACTACTAATATCTAAAGGGCTTATAACACAAGAAGAAGGAGAAGATTTATAATGAAAAAATTATTAATACTACTTATGGTCCTCTTTATGACAGCGTGTGCACCTGATGAAAACACCGCTACAGAAATGCAGTGGTGGCTAGACGCTTGTCAAATGATTGAGAGTTGCTCTACTAAAATAGATGACTTAATTGAAGAAGGCCTGACAGAAGCCGAACTTATTGTAGAGATACAAGCAACTATTGCAGACCATGAAGCACGTCTGCAAGACGCTGAAGCCCGTCTCGAAGATCATGAGACCAGAATACAAGCACTAGAAGATAGAGAGAACTTAGTCGATACTATACTAACAGCTGAAAGTCCTATCTATCAGCTGTTAGAACAGCATGGGTTCACTCATATTATGTACATTGACACAAACAATGACTATGAAGTTAGAATATATTTCAACCTTCAATATGTTATTGATACTCCTGGGTATACCTTAAACATGGTAGAAGACCCTCTACGGACAGCTATACAAGCATCATTAGGAGATGTTGTAGACCCTGAAGATGTCACGATTATATTTTTCTCATACACATTTCATTATGAAATACCTTTAACAGAAATATTAGAATAGGAGGGCACTATGAATTATCAGCTACGTTACGATCTTCAGACAGGGGAACTTGTCGATGCCGAAGTATTAGAGTACATTGAATCTAATGTAGAAGCAAAAGAAAAAGAGACCGATTAGGTCTCTTTTAATTTTATGTATCTGCGATTGCTGTCCACGTTGCAGTTTTTTCTACTGCAGGGTTTCCTGAAGCATCTGAGTAATTGTACATTACAAATACTTTATTTGTTTCAGTACCTAGATGTGTCTTAGCTAACGCTAAACTACCTGCGTAATCGGTGTCAAATATATCTGCACCCGCAGCATCATCTTCTTTAAATGTAAGTAATACACTAGCTGATACATCGTCTGTATCATCTACTGCTGAAGCAATATTCGCTGTAGGATCAAATGCCGCTACGTTTTGATCTTCAATATCTATAGCGGTTGCGGTTAAAGTAATCAATGCAATAGTTGCATCAATAACACGTACTATAAATTCAATAGTACTTGTACCGTCCCAAGGATCTGTAGCGGTACATGTTACAGCATAGTCTCCTGCTGTCTCCTCTGTAACTGCTGCCAAGTCAGAAGCATCTACTAACACAGTACCTCCAATGTCTAAGTCAGATGCAATGATAGCTCTACGTATTACTTCTTCTAGAGGTATCGTTCCATTACGTGCCATAGTCACTATGTCTTTCTGCAATATGATAGGTGCTATCCCCATTGCTTTAAACACTGTGTACGGTAACTTGTTAATCAGTACATTGTCCGCATGTACAGGACCTCTAAGGGTATTCAATGCTATGTACGCTTTATCACGTTCAGCATAAGGTACTACAATTCTTCGTAAATAATTCATAATTTCTCCTCTCTCTCTCTTATAATATATTTTGGTACAATTTATTATATCATCTTGACAAATGCTTTACAAGCCAATATAATGGAATTGAAGATAGTAGCGGGCTACTTTAGTGCCTTGAGCGAAGTATATAGAGCTCGGCAGACTATATATGGATTACTGATGTCAGAAATTAAAATCGTATAACGGCTTTTGTTATCGTATTTATTTCTGGCTTTTTATATATCCATGTCCCGTATCAAAAATAAAAATAGGAGGAAAAATTATGGCTGTAATCACTGGCGAATTACTACCTTTACATGATTTGCAAAATGTAAATACTGTATTAGGTATGCTGTATGATGCTGATGGCGTATACAGAGCCGCGTTTGAACCAGGCGAATTTTATAATACAATCTTACTTGACACTTTAAAATATGGTGAAGAGAACTTTGTACATTTAAAATATGCTGAAAATTTAAGTATCCGTAAAGGGGATACAGTTGCAAGATTCCGTAGATGGGCTGGTATGACACCAACGCTTAGACCATTGCGTGAAGGAGTACCACCAGCACCAGATAAACATGCTTACGAAACTATTGAAGTTGGGAATGTGTTCTCGTTCGGTAGATGGAGTGAGTATACTGATAAAATTAATTTATCTGTAATATCAGAAATAGTAGCAGAAAGATCTTTACATTATGGTGACCTTGCCAACCAAACAAAAGAATTATATGCAAGAAAAACTTGGTTAGCATCACCGAATGAATTCTTTGCAAACTTTAAATCATTTGCTAATCTTGCATTTGGTGACGAAGTATTGTTAGATGATTTAAGATTCTTAATTGCAAGAATGAAAAGAATGTTAGTAAAACCTATCAGTGGTAAGTTCAACTACATCTGTAGTACAGAATTTATTAATGGTTTGATTGATGATCCTAGAGTTAAGCAATACATGGCTCTTGAACAAACTACTGGAAAACTTTGGGGTAGTGGTGAACCATTCCCAATGTTTGATTTAATGTTTATTCCTACAATGTTAGATGAGTTCGCTTATCCTGACACTGAGTTCCCTGGAGTATATGAGAAATCAGATGGTACTGAAGTTATTAGATTGTACGCTGTATCTGGCGATACTATTTATTACATGGATGTACATGAAGAGTTTGAAGTAGTTGTATCAGGTGGAGTACATGCAAAAGTAACTGGCTCAGGTACTTCGTACTTAGATGATGGTACTGCAGTAGAAAACCACGTTGTGTGGGAAATTCCTGTAGCTACTAAAACTATTGTTAAAGATACAGACTGTGTATACACTGGCGAATCTGTTGGTGGTGCTGCGGGTACTTGTAAAGTTGTTTTAAGAAAATCTACCAAAACTGTATCGATGGTTAACGGTGTAAGAACTGTTAGTTATAGTACGTTAACTTCTGCGTTCGGTACAACTGATGGTACTTTCTTAGCTGCTGACATTGCTGCAGTAAATGCATTAATAGATGCAGGTGGATTTATGCAATTACCTGTACATAGAGGAATCTTATTCGGTATGGAAGCATTGCTGAAATTAGCACAAGATGGTATCTCTGATGCCCCTCAAATGATTATCAAACCTTTAGGTTCAAGTGGTGTTGGGGATCCTTTAGACCAACGTCAATCAATCGGATTTAAAGTAGATGGTTTTGGATTAGCTATTAAGCGTCCTGAAGCAATCTGTATTACATATGGTATCCCTAAATTTGCTGAGCTTGCAGCGTTAACTGACCAATTCTTAACTGGTGAGTATACGTTAATGGATGATTTAAATCCTGACGCAGCATCATCAGATGCAAATAGAGTAAACACTGCAGGTGAAATGATCCTTCGTGTTGACGGTGTCAACTCTGACACTATCGTACCATTATCTCCATTCATTAATGGTGCTGGTGTTTATCCAGTATTCGCTACTGACGTTGATTATGTAATAGGAGACACTGTGCTTTATGCAGGCGTACCTTACGTATTTACAGCTAATCATTCAAGCACAGCTTGGATCGGTACAGATGTAGCACAAGTTAAAATTAGTTTAGAGACTAATGTGTTAGAAAACAGTGGAAACGATCCACTATCTAACATTAAATAATAGTTGTCCTATAGACCTTGGGAGTGGTACAGGTTAAACTCTCAAATAATCTAAAAAGGAGGAAGCACTCAAATGGCAAAAGACACATTTGAACTAACATCCAAATTAATTAAGGGTGTAACTGCAAGAGAGAATGCAGCTAAACGTAATGATGCTAAGTTATATAGAGCCAAACCTACAGAGTATTCTATATCACCGCTGTACCAAAGATACATTGGTACTCAAGTGACTGTAGCATACAATGGAAACTTTCGTAAGTTCCCTGTAGATGGATCTAGATTCCAACTCTCAAAAGGGCACTACAATGCTCTTACTAAGTACTTGCACCACATTGATCGTCAGATCAAAGTATCGCAAACTAATGCTAAGTTTATGAAAGAAACTGCTACTGGCGATTTCAAAAAGATTTAGTAAATTAAAACCACTCTTTGAAAGGGTGGTTTTTTTATGGTATACTATGTAGTGAGATAAACCCTATACAAAGGAGCTTGATACCATGGCTGTAATGAAACCTAGAAAACCTTATGTGTATAACCGTAACCATTTAGAGGTTGCTAACTTATACAGTAGACCTGCTATGAATCCTCTGTATACCGGGGTACTTGGTTACGGTCAAGCAGGTGCATACAATGCTTCACAATTCCAATATACATTGGAACAAATGGCAGCATCTCCATTTGCTGTAAATAATGAAGCTTATATGGAACGTATTCGTAAAGAGTATGCGTATAAAGATGCAGGGATATATGATACATTTGGAATTATAGGTGGAGTTGTAGGTGCTGGAGTAAGCTCGCTATTAAGCAGTGGCGTTGCAACGCTACCTGCATTAGGGCTTAAATATAAGAACCCTATATCAAAAAGATTTTGGAGCAGTAATACTATTAACCCTAAGTCAGGGTGGACTGGGGAACTAAACCCAAAACGTACTGCGTTCCATAACAGTTCATTCTCACGAATGCGTTTAATATCTGATAATAAAAAAGTATATGATAAATATGATGCGTTAATCACTAATTATAATAAAGTAAATGAAGCATTTTTAGGTACAAAAGACGCTCTTGTAGCCGCAGAAATGATGGACAAAGATGCTAACCTTACACAAGACATAGTAGAAAATTTATGGACTAAATACAAGTATAGAAATAATTCCAATGCAGGTAAAAAAGCATTGCAAAAAGCACGCAAGGCATATTACACAGCTGATGACGCAGCACGTGCTGCTAATATAACAGGCGATACATTACGTAGTGCAGGAATTACAACAGATATAATAAAAACTGGAAGTAAAGCTGCCACTAAGGGTACAGGGCTTGTACCTTATATCGGAGCTACTGCAGATCTAGCATCGCTAGGGCTATCAATAGCAGGACTATCCCAAAGTATAGAACAGAAAGACTTGTTAAATATAGGACTTAATAGTCTAGCGCTGCTAGGTGATTCTGTAGCTGTAGCTGGGAGTGCTATGGAAATAGCGGGGTACTCTTCTTGGTTTACTGGTGTAGGAGCAGGTGTAGGAGTATTAGGTACAACTATATCTACTATAGGTGGTGTGGTTTCTCTAGGTGTCAGCGCCATCCAAGGTTGGTTGGTCGGACAAACCCTAGGTAAATCCCTTTCACCTGAAGGTGCTAAAGCACAGGAAATGTTTATTAAAAATTTAAATGCAGGTATTATTAATAGACCTATATCTACACTGGCAGCAGCTGTAACTATGCTAGGAGTTCCTGTAATGCTGAACTCAATGGCATCAGGACGCGGAGCTATCGGAAACATACCTGGTATTCATGGTGCGTCTCAATGGCTAACAACTAGTGCACTAGGTAACCAAGCCAGAGCAGGTCTATCTATGATGGCTTTACAAGGTGTGTCTGCATTTACAGGAATTATAGATGATGCGTTACCTTGGGCCCCTGACAATCCTGAAGATGTAAGTTTTGTTTCAGCCATATCTTTATATGGAGATATCAATGACAACCTTTATGGAGCCACTAGAAACAAAGCAATATTATTAGGACTTGTATCTGGAAATTCTGCTGATATGATAGATGCTATGGCACGTTCATGGGGATACAGTGACGAGATATATAAATCAGTTATGTTTGATGACATCCGTGAAGCTGCTGGAGTAGACATCGGAAATTTAGGAAACTCTTTAATATCTACATTAGGAGAACTTATAATAGATCCTCAAAACTTCAATGAGGCTTTCGATAAATATAGTACTACTGAAATTGTAAAGAGTACATCACAATTAATTAATCGTGTTATGGATTATGAAGCCGCCAAAATACAGACAGAAGGCGGCATCGCTAAAACAAATGATATTGGTAAGCTTGTAGATAACCACGGTATTTTTGCACATAAATATGGCGCAGATTATAGGCGTTCACAAATGCAACGTCTTGTCCACAGCTATATCAAAGAAGGTCCTGAAGGTGTCCGTAAACTATTGATGGATTTAACAGGGAACAATGTTAAAGATGCGACCGGTAAAGCTGAATACCGTACTATAGATATAGATGTACAGTATAAAGCAATAGTAAAAATGTTTAATGAAATATTTACTAAAGGTACTTTTAAATATAACGTAGGATCTGATGCACAAAAAACAGCATTCCAAAAAGCATACAATAAATACAAGCGTATCAAAGGACGTAAAGATCTTGATGACGAGAGTAGACTATTTGTACGAGGTGTTACTAGAACATTAGGAGCCCTTAAAGAAGTCTATAAAGATAGAGCTGATGAAAGTACATTAGTGGCTAAATTTATACAAGATATGGATATTACTATTGATACTAAAAACGCAGCAATTATGTACAGTAGGTACGCTGGTATGCGTGCACATATGGACACTATCGATACCGTGGCTACTGCTATCACTCATGTAACGAACCCTGTATCCACCGCAATAAAAGGGTTACGTTTTGCTGTAGGTAAATGGGTAGAATCTAGACGTACTTCCACATCTACAAAAATGCAAGCAGAAACAATAACTAACTTAGAAAAATTAATTACTAATATAGATACCATATACAAGAACCCACAAATATCAGAGGCATTAAATAATAAAGATGACGTTAACAAAAGTAATGACACACTTGACGATATGTTTAAACGTGTTGCAAACTTGAATGAGCACTTAGACAAAATACTATCAGACAAAGCAGAGCTACTTAGTGAGGATGTTAAAAAAGAGTATGCAGATATACGCAGAGATATAGAAGAATCTAAACGCCTAATTGAAAAAAGAAAACGTACGTATGAAAAGGACAAAGCCCTTATAGATCTTGCCCCTATTGAATACTTAAGCGGAAGTGGTATTAAAGTAAGGGTAAATAAGGACACTTTAAAAGATATACAAAAAGAGATAAAACTATACAAAGATGCCATTGAACGCACGGGACAAACAATAGAAGAAGTTGTTAAACGAAGGTTTAAAAATGATGACCTTAAAAAATACTTGGCACAAAATAGTGCTGTTACTTATTACTTGTACCACACTAAATATAGCACGGCAGTTAATAAAGTGTTATCTCTTTTACATACAGCAAATGGTGTTATGTCTGATACCGCTTCCGATTTAAACAAAACACTTATTAATTTACTGCGACTTGTTAATGTATATAAAGCATATACTAATGTAAGCACAACTACAGCGGTACCTGGTACAAACGTAAAAATTAAAGAAGCCACAATGGATGTATCTAAACTGCTACAAGATTACTTCAGTAAGGATACGAAAGCACTAGATGAGCTGGATAAAATAGCAGCTATGTTTGGTATTGATGCAGCATACTACTATGAAGATGCACAGGGAGTAACCCAAAAAGGGGCATCACTTAAAACAATCTTGCTAGGAAAATTAAAAGTAAAAGGAAATATAGATATAGAATACAGGCCAACATTACAACAAGCGGTTACTAAAGCAATATACAAAACATTAAAAACATCTGATGTAAGTTTATTAATGGCAGGTATTGTTAAAGTACCTGTAAATATAACTAAACCCAACTGGAGAAAGTGGGATGCAAAGAAACGTATAGATACTATACGTGAGCTTATAAACAAAACTAACCTTGTAACTGAAGACAATGTAGCTGAAGTTCTTTCTGGAGATGTACTTAATAAGATATATACTAACATAAATAAAATTATGATGTCTGATGGAATACATATTGAACGTGTACAATTACAGGACCTAACTGAAGCTAAGCTACAAGAAATAGTGTACGGTAAAATGTATGGTAAAGGTAACTCACTGTTCCGAGACAAGATGAATGCTGCTATTAAATTATTCACAGAGGCAGATAAAGAACTTGTAACATTGCTACAGTCTAAAAAAGGAACCGATGCTTATGAAGAATTCAAAAATGTCTTACAAGCTGAAATAAATCTTGTAAATACTCTCATGCGTAAGAACCCTACATATGAATTCTTTAAATCATATATGTATTCAGGTAGAGTAGTTAAAGAAGACATTAGTTTATTTATGTCAGCAGATGTTGATCGTGAGATCCTTCCTAGAATACCTACTAAAAATGAAGTTAAAAAAATAAGGGGAACTAAAGCAGTATACACGGAGACAGACTATATCAACACGTATAAAGAAGGTACAGTAGTTAAATACTTACTAAATACAAGAAGTGTAACTGAAGAAGCGGCATATATTTTAAACAAGCATAACGATAATGCTACTGCAGTAGAACAGCGTGCTGTTACAAAATCAGTAGCTCTTAAAGAAATAAAATCCAGACGTAAGCTTGAGCAAGCACGTAAGGAACGTATTAAAGGTAGAGTAGACACTAGACTAGAGAACAGTAAAGCGTCTATTGTAAATAAAATTAAGAAAAAGAATATGTTTAACCTGATACCATCCATTAAACACAGTACAGTAGTGGGGGGAAAAGGCACCACTAAAACTGTGAAGTATGTTAAGGGTATCTTAAGTAACAAGTACACTACTAAAGTAGTACCTATAGAGTTTGGTGTAGTCCCGTCTAAGTATATAGATCACAACACAAAAGACATCAGTAAACTTACAGATTATTTCAAGGTACTGAAAGTTGAAGGACGTGTATCGAAAGGACATTATGATTATGTTATAAAGATGTTCGGACAAATGCTAGACATTGGAGACAATATTAAATTTGATTGGAAGTACTTAAACCGTGTAGGACTTAAGAGGTACCCCAATGAAGTAGACCAAGCGTTCAAAGTAAGAGTACTTGCAGAAAACTATAAACGCGGTAGAAAAATAAGCACATACGTAGAAGTAAATAAAAAGCAGGAATCTAAATACAAAGAAATGCTTTATAAAAGTATGTATACCTCTGTAGAAGAATATATGAGTACACATACTAACAGCCCTTACCTAGATATCTTCCAATTAAATAAAGACCTAGGCTTTGAAGAAGAAGATATAGATGTGTTTATTGAAAACTTAATCAATGATCCTGATGGACACTTTAAAGCAGGTGTCTATGAGGGCATCTTTAAAGATGCAATAGCTAAGACTAATGAAGCGCTTCTTACTAACAGTTTCAATAGAACCCACAAAAAAATATCTAGTATCATGGCATCCATACGTGCATATGAACAAAAAGATATTGTAGGACTGTCCGACAGATACTATACCCTAGCTAGAGACGTAGTAAAGGCTATGATAATAGGGGACGCTAAGTATGATACACTAATTAAAGACATAATGAACTACGGTAAGCTGGATTTCAATAATGATACAGATATAAACAAACTTGAGGTTCCACTATTCCAGGTAATGTTCCTATTGAATAAATATATTGAAACAGATCGTGCAAGTAAACTTAAGTTAGATCCTGGAAAAGTTACAGACTATGGACTTAAGAATGATGAAGTAATATTTACTATTAAGACTGATACTGGTGTCAGAACAATAAATATGTTCACAATGTTACTTGAGTACCATGTTAATATAAAAGATATCTATGGCCTACGTATCAGGGTAGGTAAGAATAAAGATATCAAGGTAGTACAAGACATCAATAACAGAATTGAAATAGAATACAATGGGTTAATTAATAAATATGGAAACCTATTGATAGAGGATATAGTAGACATCCCTAAGGAAGCTTACTTACGTGATAGTACTGAAGAAGACTACAATCTACTTGTGGACCCACAGTACAACTATCTCCAACGATCACTATCCTTAGATACATTCCTTAACACGCGTAAACGTAGTAAGGCACAGAAAGATTTCAAAGCTAACATAGCTGAATATCTTAAAGAGAATGTTACAGGGCTGTATACTAAAGCAACTAAAGATATACTCAACAAGAAGATACAAACAATCGATGTTAATGGCAAACAAGTAGCCAAGCCTAAAGATCCTGATGCATTGTTTGCATTGTATATCATGGGCTCTAAGATGCCTGAAGAAACTAAACAAGGACTGTTCCGTGAGATATTCTTTTATAAACACCAAGTATCTAAAGGTTTTGCATTGGATAGAAACATAACTAAATTACAAAAGAGATTAAAACATTCAAAAAAAATACTTGATGGATTTAAAAAGAATCCTGATAAGTACAAAGTACGTATTAAAAGAGTTGGTACTGAAGTTAAAGATCTTACTGAGCGTATCAGTGCATATACTAGGATACAAAAAATAGCTAAGGATGCTAAGTTAAAAGATCCTGTGCCATTCTTCAAGTTCCTTAAAGCAAACCCAAGTAGTATATCATCAATCATACACAGCACATACAGCACAGATTTTGAAGACTATGCTATGGCATTTGACGTTAAGTCTAAGAAGTATGTAGTTGTTAAACGTAAAGATATCAATGGTAAATTGAACGTCAATGATAAGAATGTTAAAGGGTTACCTAACTACAACACTGAGATAGGTGAGAACATTATAGATGAGAATGATATAGTATACGCTAATAGACTTACAACGCATTTAAAAGCAACAATGAAAGGTTCCTTTGAAGGAGCTTCTTTCGAAGTACGCAGTGCTAGTGACTATGGTATTACAATCGTTACTGACAATAAAGATGTATTCCCAGAAAGAGTTATAAATAAAATCAAAGCAACTATTAGAGAGACACAAGGTGTAGCCAACATAGGTAAAGTATTCATATTAACTGATGAAGAGCATGGCGACATTACTAAAATGCATAAGATAGGTAAATACGTTAATGTATACAAGTACACTACTAAAGTAGTAAACGGTAAGATACTAGGTGAAGTTAACCCAAATATAATTAATGTTAAAGGTAGCAAGGTACGTATTGAAAAATACCTCAATGATATAAACAAACTTATAAGTGTAGCTAAGAAAAAGAAAATGAGCATTGATGAAACTGTAGATGAGTTCTTGAAATACTCCGAACTAAAAGAGAAACATACAGCAATTAATAAAGGTACGTTAACTAATGTAGCATTCAATAGTTCTTCAGTATATAAGCAGTTAGAAAAAGATGCTGAACTTGAAGCAGCTTTCATGGAGTTCCTGAAGTATGTAGGAGCTGACACTGAGTTCGATAAATATTCTATCGATGTGATAGCTAATCTATTCTTTAAAGACGAGTACATCCGTAGAAATTCTAATGGGGATCTGTTTGACCTTAGTAAACTAGAAGATAAAATCGATACCGTTAAACTAGCAGAGCTTAAAGGTATTACTGTAGGATCTAAAACACTACTTGAGAACATCCGTACTGCATTAGAAAAGATGCAGACTAAGTACAATGCATCTGAGATGTCATTTGATTTCTCTAATGTATTGAACCAGGACTTCTTAAGGAACCTTAACAATGTACGTGATACTGTATACGATTTCATGCACAAGCTTAAACGTGGACATAAGCTACATACAGACATGATGCACATTTTAAAACGCAAGCATAAAGAAGGACTAGAATGGTACATCACACCTGATGAAATGCGTGAAAGACAACAAGCACTACTAGAAGTAGCGCCTCCACATGCTAAAGCATATATTAAACCTTACGGTCCTAATAAAATAAATCAAGCTGTTAAAACTATTATTAAAATGCAAGATGAGTTCGATAAGAAAAAAGATGGAGTTACACTACAGCATAGATTAGTATCTACGTATAAAACTATACGTGCAGGACACAAGAAAAAGAATGCACATAAAAACGCACGTAAGCTAGGTAAGATTAGAGGTATTAACTACTACAGTCTTAAGAAACTTAAAGACTTGCACAGCACTAAAAATACAGAAAGCCTACTTAAAGAACTTGATGTAAACGTTAAAATATCAGACAGTCTTAAAAAAGATATAGTCACTGCACTTAAAAGTACTGTAGGGGATCCTAGAAGACTCTTTATGAAAGGTATGGATACATCAGACACAAGTAAAGTAGAAGAGTATATAGATATGTTTAAACGTGAAGTAATAGATACATATGTAGATTACAGTTTAAGAAACATACAGAAGGTACCATTCATGGAACTTGTTATGAGAGCTAACTTTGCGTACTCAGAATTACCTGAAAGCAATAAGCTAACATTTAATGAGTACTATCAAAAATTGTTAACAGAACAAAAAGATAAAACAAAAACAGCTAGGAGTGAAGGACCTGAATACTTCCGTAATATAGGGAGTGTAACAATGGATAGTTGGATAACTAAACAAGTATTCCCTGCAGGTATTTTAGATTTCTTAAGCCCTGAATCTTATGGAGATTTACAAATAGTTATTAAAGAATTATTAGATGCGGTAGAATACACAACATTTAAAGATAAACAGAACTACACTGTGGATCCTAAGACATTGAAAGAGATCGTACCCTCACGATTCAAATCAATCCAAGAATACCTAGACAGTATCAAAGATATAGATGTTCGTAATGCTACAGCATTCTTTGTTGATATAGAGATCCTTAAGAAGACTACCAAAGGCTACGATATTGCAGAGTTATTAACTAAACACAACCTTAAGGATAAAGACTTCGATGGTGCTTGGGTACGTGTACAAGGTGACGTATTCCAACAAGCATACGATATCTTAAGAGCAGGTAAAAAACATACAAATAGAAAGTTTGAAAATAACTATGAGGTATACCATCTTATGGGCATATCCCTACTGGATGACAATATAATATTTAAAGAAGCTGTGCATGATTATCTATTCGCCATTAAATCTATGGATGGTAAAAGTATTAAATTAAAAGCAGACGCTAAACGCATACAAGTTAAGAAATTTTTAAGTGCGTTTGGCTTAGAATACGAAGAAGTTGAATCCCTATTCCGTAATTATAAAACTATGGACAGTATTGTATCTGTGATACAGGCTAAGTTCACAACAACTAGTAAGATGTACGCATTTACTAGAGTTTTAAACGAACTTAAAATACAATTCTTATTTAAAGAGCTAGGGTCTAAATGGAACTTTAAAGATGCACGTTATACATACAGAGATATAGTAGTACAAGGTAATATGAGAGCTATTAATGATGTTGAAATAACAAACGCACTTGGTAGAGACTATAAAAAAGATAAGTTCGATAACAGCGTTATAAATAGTATTGACGATTCACTAAACTTTATCAATGATGCTAGAAGCTATGCTGATAGTATGAATGATAAGCTTAAGATGGTACGCATACCTAAGACTGATACAGTCAATGAAGTAATAGGAATAGATCCTAAATATATCTTAACTGCAGAAACAAAAATGAATCAAGTAACACGTAATATACAAAGAAGAATATATTCTAACGTAATGTCTAAGCAAAACTCAGTGTCACCTATGTCTAAGATACAACATGACCTAAACAATGCATTAGCAGATGTTAGTTTTGATATCATAGATGAAGACTATGCAGATGATGTAACACAAGTACAGTCTAAGAACAAAGTATACAATGAACTACGTGAACTGTTTACAGATTTTACTAGACACATGCGTAAAGATTTTAAAGAAAAAGATTTCATCCGTATGCAAGATATTGGTATAGCCTTTCAAGTATTGAAAGCAGACAACAATCTTATAGGCGCATACAAGGAAGAACTTGGTAGGTATATAAGTCTAATACCTAAACATGAAACTGCACGTATCAAAGGACTTGATGCTTCACTTAAAGGGATTCTTAACAAGTTTGAGAGTGAAGGATTCTTAGCAAACAACGTTAAAGAAGGGTTCATACGCGGGGTACTAGGTTATATTATTGTTAATAAATATAATGTAGGTAAAGCAGAGTTCGCTGATAGACAAGAACGTATGTTTACATACATTAAAAAACATTTAAGACGTAAAAGTAGGTTAGCTAAACAAGATATTAATAACATAACTACTATGTTAAGTGGGGTCCAGGATGTACAAAAACTTGTAAACAAAATGTACCCTAAAGAATCATTAGCAGCTATGACACCAACAGAACGTAAAGAAGCTGAAAAAATAATTGAAGCTACTAAAGATCTTAAGATGATATTACTTAATGACCTATCTATAACAAATGCACAAACAGAAGACACTATGTTAATAGCACAATCATTTGATGATAGCATCCGTATAGAAGAAACGCCTTTAGCTATAGACTACACTAACACTGAGCGTAAAATGGCAGAACTTGAAACAATTAAAAAACGTATAGTAAGTTCTCAAGGTGGACTTAAGAGTAGTTTTAAGTTCGCACTTAGTGATACTACTGTTGCTGAAGAGAAACTTAAAGAGGTTGAAGATAATGTAGCAGCCACTACTAAAGCAGTTGAAGATCTTGAAGAAAGTTATATTAAACTATTAGAAGATAGACGTAACAAAAAGCAAGAATACTTACAAAAAATATTCATGAACAACCCAACACTAATAAAAGAATTCATTGAAGATACTGAAACATTCGTACGTAATAAAACTTTAGCCGCACAAAAAGAAGTAGATGGTGTACGTGCTAAGAAGGATATAGGGATACTTAAAGAGTATGATAGAAGAAAAGCACTAGAACTTAAACGAGATACCCTGATTCAATCCGATGAAGGCATCCTGTTTAGACGTGTACGTTCAAGTAAATTTGTAACAGCTAAAGATACGTTCAATACATTCAAAAATGAATTAGCAATACTACAGATAACATCAGTAGCTAAATATAAGAAATGGTATGAGTTCATAGAGAACAGTATTGATATTATTGATAGAGATCTAGAGGCTACCCCTAAGATCATAAGTGCAAAAGGTAATACACTTAAGTGGATACATCATTACAAAGGTTTAAAAAAATCTGAAGACATAACAAACAAACGTATTGATGGATTAGACGCATACCTAGCAGGGTTCCAAGGTATAGCAGATTTAAAAGGTGCAACATTAGATAAAAACCAATTCGCAATTATAAATAGATTCATATACAGCATAGATAAAAAATACAAAGATAATATTACTACGGCTAAAAAAAATGTATTTGAAACAGAAACTGTAGGCAAGCTAACTAAGAGGGATATCACAGAGATATTGGAAACTACTACTAAATTTAAAGATCGTGTTGAAGCTCAGCTAGATTCACAATATGCTTCATTGAAATTATTAGCAGGTATAACTATGGATGGTGCTGCCTATGAAAACATAATAGATGCTAAAGTGTTGGCATTACAAGCAAGTACTAGAACATTAATTCGTACACCTAAACCTGACATGGAGAAACATGAAGATGAATATAAGACTAAACTTATTAAAGTACATGCGAACATAGCGGTTGATACATTCGCAAGTAAGATGAAGATCGAACGTTCTAAATTATCAGATATGAAAGCTAATAGCTTAAGAGAGAATGCTATTAAGAAAAGCAAGCATCTTAAAACAAGTACCCTCCTTGCTAAGACTGTTAAAGATTTAAACAACATGATTAAGTACAAGCCAGGGTATACATACACTAAATCAGAAGAACTTCCTACAGATGTAGATACATACATTGATGGGCGTTTAGACTTTAGTATTGATAAAGTACACAATGCTAAAGTTAGGAAAGATGTAGTATCGTTAGAGAAACTTAAAGCTAATATAAGTAAAACACGTGCAGCACTGGAGAATAATAATAAAATAGTAGAAGCCTTAGATAAAGCGAAGCCTACATCAGTTAAGAAATTATTGATGGAAGCGTCTAATGAAATTAAAATAGATAATCCTACTATAAATACTATGGATGTAGTAACATACCTCTCTGATAGTGACATCGAAACTATGAATGAAACACTAGTAGCCAGTCGCACAAAAATTAAAGAAGCTAAAGTTCTTAAAGATAAAGCAAGACTTAGACAAGCAAGTTACTATACATACACTAAAGGTAACATAGCTAAGACTGAGAAAATTCAAGGAGAAATTGATGAACTTAGTGTGGAAGCACAGGGGTATAAAGATTCATATGATAAACTAGTTGAAGCACGTTTACTTGAGAAACCTCACAGTAATAGTAACCTCGGTACATACATGAACTTGTATGGATTCAAGAAAGGCGAGACACCTGAAGAGGTTGCCCTAATAAAAGAGCAAGTTTTACAAGATGTTATCAATAGAACTTCAGGACTATTCAAGGGTGGTAAAGAAACATTAGAAGAATTAATAAAGGATGCTAGTGTATCTAACAAAGTAGAATTACATAACCCTATCATGGATGCCATCATTACAAGATTAAACTACGTTGCACAAATGAAAAAACTAGGTAGAAAAATACCTGAAGCATTCATCGTTTTAGATATGGAAACAATTAAGAATAATTACGGGGTACCTACACCATATCAAATGACATTAGTTAAACAAGTTATGCATAAGGGAAGCCCTGTAATAAAAATCGTCAACCAATACATAAGTAATCAAATGTTTGTAGCTGGTACAGAAGAACTGATGCAACCTGATGGAGCTATACTAATAACTAAATCAAAACAAATTGAGGATTTCTATGAGCAACAGTGGAAAATAGCTATCAAGGAAAATCCTACTGCAGTAAGAGCAGATGTAGATGCAATTACAGCCATGACTATTGAAAAAGTTAAAGGTCAAGGTAATGACTTACTATTTGTTAAAACATTTGTAGATGAAATGAATGCAGCGTCTAAGAATACACCTATCATTGCACACAATGGTGAGAGCTTTGACTTCGTGTACTATGATAAATTCATACAGCGTATAGCAAACACATTATTAAATAACATGTACCACAAAGCGATCAACAGTATGGATGCAGATACCATAGAAGCTAAGCTAAGAGCTACTGGATTAGACTGGACTAGTAAAGATAACCTAGTTAACATGGGTAAAGAGCGTAAGCTTATAGAGCAGTACCATAAAGCAATACAAGAGGTACGCAAGAAATACAATAGAGGTATGGAAGTAACAGCAAATGAACTTGATATGATTGATAAGTTCTATAGCGAAATACTTAAGATAATGTCTCTTAAAGTTATAAAGGATACACAAGAATCTCTAAGTATTATACAAAACGTAGAAGTTAAAGAAGCGTTATTTACTGGGGTTAACTCACAGATAGACTACATCAATGAACTGTTCTTTAATTATGTAGACGCAGATACACTTGTAAGTAAAGAAAGTATCAAGCATGAGCTAGTACAATACTTTACAAAAGGGTTCTCAATACACTCTAAATTAGAGCAGTATAAAGAGATAGAGAAGTGGGTTACTGAAGAATTATTAGAAAAATCAGAGAAAGAATATCTACACATACTAAGCGTAGAAACTATACTAGACTACAACACACAAACAGCGTATGAAAGTTACCACAACACTGTTGTAGGTACTGTTAATGATGCGCTCGGTATTTCTAAAGAGAATAATTCTACACTAGCACCAGCTAAGATGATAACAAACTTTGAAGTTAAGTTAAAACAAATACTACAACACATAGAGTATCTTAAAAGTCCTGCATCTAGTGCACCTGGTGAACGATCTACACAATTAAGAGCAGAACAAAAAGATCTATTAGATACTGCAGTAGTTCTTGAAGATCGTATCAGTGAAATCACTACAAAAATAGTAGACATTGAAAATCTTAAAGAAGAGTACATTAGAGATATCCAACGTGCTACTAGAGTTATACAGAACTTCACAGATACTATGACATATGATGTAAACATAGCAGTAAATAGAGAGCTTGCACTTGAGATAAGTAAAAGGGACCTAGCCCGTACACATACAACTAACCTTGGACTTATTCAAATGCAGATGGATGAGCAAGTACGTGGTATGAACATAGCTATCAAGGATCTAACAGAGATTGCTAATATACTTAAGACTACAGACATCGATAACGAAGCTGATGTTAAGAAAGTATTGGAAAGTCCTAAAGTTAAGGCGATGCTTGAGAAAACATTAGAGCCTGAAGTAATTAAAGCTAAGTCAGAGGCAGCAATCAATAAACTTATCAAAGGATACACTGACAAAATAACTAATATGTCTAAGTTAGTTACTAAAATTAATAAAGGTTCAGACATCACAGTGAGTAAGGAACTTACAACGCTGTTAGAAACTAAACTTACAGATGTTATAAAGGATATAAAAACTATAAAAGACATCCGTGTAAAAGACCTACAAAAAAGTTGGAACAAATACATACATAGGTTCTTACCTAAAGCAAACAACAAGATCGATCTTACTGATAAAGATATTACAGTGGAGCTTAAGGGTATGTACGACAGCCTATTAACGGCAGTGCCTAAATGGCAAGGTAACACAGTATTCAATACATTATTAACTAATACCAGTACAACAGGAGGAATCCATAAAGTATTAGAAGTACTTAACACTAAGGACACAACTGTAGGTAAACTAGAGACTAGGAACATATCATCAATGGTGGCTATAGCCATACAAAAAGACATAGCACATTATGAACATAGTATAGATATACTTAAAAACAAAACACCTGGTGATGATAAGAGTTACAACGCATCACTAAAGAGTATTACAAATAAATTTAATGAGATCCTAAGTAAAGTAGAAGTTATATCAAATGTTAAGAAAGAGATTGAATATGAAGACATTTTTAACATACTACAAGGTAGAGCTAACGATATAACCATAGAAGATTACGAAGGTTTAAAAGCCGCAGCAACTAAACGTAAAGATAAACAATTTATTAAAGACATGAATGTTAAACGTGTTGAACGTGCATACAACGATTACAATGAGGGTATAAACAAGAGTGGTATTGGATTAAATCCTGATGTAGTATTCAACACTGTACATGAAACAGATAATGGAAACATTATTACTGTATCCGTACCTACTCCACCTGATAAGTTTGGTAATACATACGTACAACAGTACACATATAACACTAAGTACCCTACAAAAGGTACGGTTAAACTTGCGTACTACTACACTGAGACTGATACAGATTTAATATATAAAAAACCTTTAGTTATAGAGCGTAAGATTAAACCTAGCGAACTTAAGAAATTATTGAAGACATTATACATCCATAAAGACAAAGATGGTAAGACAGTACGCGGACTTACAGGACTAAGAAAAGAAAATATCTTTACTGAGAATGGTATTGATGATGCGTATGAATCAATCAACAAACTTGTAGAAACATTGAAGAGTATGCAGAAGAAAGGTGCATTCAAGTACTATAAAGAAGAAGCAGACCAAGCTAAAGCTATGAAAGCTGCACTTGAAGGTACTGTTAATGATAAAGACATGAAAGATACAAGCCTTGTTAAATACGATCTAAGCAAGTTATTACGTCATAGGTTCTATAGTTACCTAGATGTAATTCAATACGCTAAGCGTAAGGAAAATGCAGGAGATATACACAAAGTATACCGTGGTATAGTGGATACAGTTATGTCTAAGTTTTCTTCTAACGATCCCGGTAAACATTTGAACTTAATACCTGCAGATTATTCTACTAACTACATAGCTAAGTGGACAGCAAAACGTGCATATGAATTAGGTATGAACCTTGAGCTATCTGCTGAAGGTAGTGCAGGGTCTGCAACAAATATTAGAACACAAGCTAACGCAGATAAATTACACACATTCAATACGAATGCGATACGTAGTATACTGTCGTTATCTAAGATGCACTTAAACTATACACCTATAGGTGCAATTAATGAAACATATGTCTTAGAAGATGCTGATCCTTCTAAAACTTTCGAGGAGCACATAACAGATTACGTAAACAAACAAAAAGGAACAAAGAAAAAGAAACTTACTGAGCTATTATTAGAGACATACAAGGATGATAAGGTAGTTAAACAAGTTAATACATACACACCTAACATCCTTACTCAAAAACAATTTGATATGTATGAAGATGACGTACTACATAAGATAGGACTTAATCTGCAAGTAGGATTCATAGATCATCCTGATGCATTTGAAGATACATTACTAATAGATTCAGCAGATGCACGTGCATTAGGCTGGGATGAAGGTAATAAAACTTGGTTAGGTTTATATGGATTCAAAGGTGGAGTTAAGTATGTAGAAGGACTAAGAGCTAAATTCGGTGTATCTATAATAGGTAGTAAATCTTCTATCCAAGAAAGGGGCGCATACGGTGCTATGCTAGACCAGGCATTAGATACAATACGTATGCATATGACGGGAGCTAAAAAAGTACCAGCACTTAAACAGTACAATGCTAAACTTAAGAAAATGTTCAATGTAACTAAAGGTAAACTTATTCTAGATCCTGGTACTGACTATGATGTAGTTCTTTCTGAACTATTCAAAGGTGTTAAAGGTAAATGGCGAAGCCTTATTGATATAACATTTAAAGAAGATTTAAAAGTAGAGTTTGTAGACATAAGTAAACCTAATAGTGTAGGAGAATATAATTTTAAAGGTATGAACATGTATAAAGGTGGGCTGTATGTAATTATGGATGCCGATCATACTGCCGATCACATGTCTACTAAAACAGAGTTAACTGAAGCAGGAGAAATTAAGCTATCAGTTAAAGATATCAAAGGTAGCGTACGTGGTGGTGTATCTATGTCTCCTTCTGTGACAGATGTAATGGAAACTAAAGATGTAGATTGGCAGAAAGCTTTGTTAGGTGGAGATTATAAAGGATTAAGCACATACTCTAACATCTATCACTATGGATTCAAAAAAGTATTAGCAGTACATGGTGTCAAAGATACCAAGGGGGAGTACAACGTAGCAGAGACCATAGGAAATATTAAAGACCTATTCAATAATATACTAGTGGATGATATTGAAACATATCTACTGTATAAAAATAAATTAGAAACTCTTAAAGACCCTAGAGAGATAGAACAAATAGAAGTTATGTTAGAAGAGATGGAGAATCGTGCAAGAAATAAAGCACTTGAAATTATACATGGTAACACAGGTGTAATGTATGAGTCTATATATAGAAGACATGATGGTGTACGTCAACAGTTACTTGCTAACTTAAGGTTAGGTCAAGGAGAAATACGTACATCTAAAGATGGATGGGAAGCATTCCAAGATTTAAAAGGTGGATTCTTAGAGTATGGTAAAGTAGACAAGACCATATGGAAAAAGCTCATCAATGGATTCGATATTAAGTCTGCTAAAGCACAGGACTTAGTGTCTAATGATGGTACTACAGCAACAGTTAAGAATAAGAAAAAATTTATTGATTACCTTAACAGTATAGGTGTAACGAACGACAAGATTAATGGCGTAGACCACACAATGTACACTGAGAAAGATGGAGTGTTTACATTTGAAAACTTCGGACAGAAGTATGGTTGGGTTGTAGCTGCACGTTCACCAGTACAGGATTATAATGCAGTACCTATGCTTAAAGTTATAGGGTACCATACACACCATGCAGTAGAAGCTAATGCTTACCTATACAAATTAATAGGTGGAGATAATGATGGTGATACTATCGGTATGTTAGCAGTGGATAGCCATAAAGAAATTGAACCAGGTGTTACACAAAAAACTTTGTTTAAGAACTTAGATGCTACTGAAGATAACTACTATGATCACGGGTACATAGAGAAAATTAATAAAAAAATGCAAACAAGTAACAAGCGTATAACATTTGACAATGTAGATCTACGTTACTCATCAGTAGGTAAGCACACGTTTAAAGAAATTAGAACGCACTATACTTGGGGAGAAATTTACGGTAGTACGTTCGACAGTATTCAAAAAGATATCGATGATGCTGACGTAAGTAAAGCTAACATTAAATGGAACAACGATAATAGAAAGTTCTTCTTGAACGTAGCAATACGTAAGCTAACAAAAGGTGCCAATACTATAGATGGGTTTAAAATAGAAGACTATGACAACCCTGCTAAGGTTGCCGCTATGTTTAAACGCAGTAAGATATTAGATATAGCATCGAAGTATTATATATTTGATAAGTTAGTAGGTGCAGGTAAGTATGACATATCTAAGCACGTAAGTAGTGAAGACTTTAAGTATCAAACATTACACCTATCTAAAGCAGACAATGCTACAATTAGAGAGGTTGGTATAGAGAACATCATGGTTAATGCTGATAAGTATAAGGAATTATTCCTTAAGGTAGCAAACAGTAAGGTATACACTGATAGTGTGCTTGGTACAGTAGAACGTATCCAAACATCTAAACGTGGTATCAACCTGTTCGGTGGTAACAGAAAGAACCGTGTAGCTGCATCAATATTAAGTAGATACAACAGCTTGAATAGAGACCCTGAGGGTAATGTATGGGATCCATTTAGAGGTAGTAATGGTAACTTAACTACTAGATCGTTAGTAACAAAACTATTAAGTGCTAAGCATATAGCCAAAGCTAAGAAGATGAACAAGTCTAAGTTTATATCATTAGCTAAGAAAGAAATAGGAAACATAGCAGACTACTACACCAGTGGCAACACTGAAACATACAAAGATATGTGGGCAGATGATATGATTAAAGTATTAGGAGATATCCACACCACTATCAATGAATCTGTTAGAGTAACAGAAGAACTTACAAGTCTTAAAGATGTATACGACAGCACAGATCAGATAGGTATAGTAGCACACTTCAACAAGTACTACCCTAAAGATCTAAATGTATTCTACAAGGACATGTTAGAAAAGATAACTGAAGACCATAAGGACCATGGCACCGTTACATTATCTGAATCAGATAAAATGTTCATCGATGTATTTTACTTTGGTAAGAACATTAAGGTTGCTGAAAATTTTACTAAAGATAAAAATGTTAAAAAATTTATTAAAAAAGCAGGGGACAACTATCTCGATCAAATTATTATTGATCGTAGAAAATTAGGGGTACAATCAGAGGATGCAAGTACTATCATTGGTCTAGCTAAACATGCTGGACGTGACATCGATAAGACTGTATTCTATAACAACTATAATAAAAAAGTAGGGGCGAAAACTGCTGAAGAAAGTATACGTAAAGTTACAACAGGTGTAGATAGAAACCATTCAAGGTCATTAGCAATAGCTATGGATTCAAATCCATTTGAAAAAAATGGTGTACGTATATCAGATGAAGTTGTTAAAGCTAGACGTGAGGCATTGAATAAAGATATGTCTAACACACAACGTAAAGATTATTACAACAATGAAACTGATGCAAGAATAAACTTAACTAAACGTATTAATGAATACGCTAAGGCTGAGTTCTTTAATGATGCCCATTTTGCTGACAGTATATATTATGAAGTATCCGATGTACTTGAAGCAATTACTAAAGCATTCAATGCTGAGCTACCTATCAAACAAATCTTGGACAAAAAAATTAAGGTAAGAGGTACAGTTAAGACAGTTAATGAATACATGCAGACGTTGTTAACATATAACATACCTGCATATAGAGTACTTAGAGTACTTACTACATCATATAGTCTATACCGTAGTGTTAACGATACGTACCATTTAACAAACCATGCTGCATTATCTAAAGATAAGATTCCATTTATAGCTAAAGGATATGGATTATTTGCACAGTTAATTACGCTTAAAAGCAAACATGAACGTACTAGATTAGATGCATTACTTGGGGATGAACACCAAGCAGCTAAAGATTTTCTATTAAACAATAAAGATGTAGACTACGAATATTTAACTATGGATCTTGAAGGTAATGTAACTAGAAAAACTAATACAGTAAGTAATAACAGTATAAAAGTACCTGCACATTACTCACAAGAAATGTTATCCAACCTAAGCACAGGTAGTGATGCCCGTAATAACGTAGCTAACTATACTAAAATGTATAACGAAAGTACACCATTAGAACAGAAATTATTTACTACATACCTAGAAGAAAAAGGTATTAAAAGTATACGTAACCAAGAGACATTAGATGACTTGCTTGAGAATGTTAAGACAGAGTTCAGCACACTACGCTCTATACATGGTGACAAAGCAGAGCAATATGATGACGGAATTAAAAAGTTATCATCTAACGATATCAAAATTAAAATAGCTAACCGTAATAAATTTAGTTATCATAATGTAGGAAATTCAATAAGAGAAATAACGACAGCATATACTATGTATAAACAAAATGAGCAAGAGTTAAAAGAATTATCAGCAGAATTACTTAACATACGTGGTAAAATAATACACATCAAAGATGACGTTACACATAAAGACAAAGCTATAGCTTACATTGATAAAAATAAAGACGTTACTAAACACATAGCTGACCTTAACGCTAAAGAAAAAGAAGTTAGAAGTAAGATTAAAAAGATGAAAGAGATTACAGCTAAAGCAGCATTCAGTAAAAGTTTCAGTAAAGGTACGTTCCTACTACACGACCCTAAAGGTAGAACTATATTCGATCTTTATGAAAACGCACCTAAATATATAGGAGATGACCCAGAGTTTACCAGTAAAGATGTACAAAAAATTAAAGATACAAACTTAATGAACATGCAAAAGTATCAAACACCATTCTTAACAATGGCTTCATTGTTTAAAAACGATGACGACACCTATGACTGGGATAAATTATTCGATTACTACAGAGGAAACCGAAAGTTCTTAAGGTTAACAGTGGTAATGGATGCCTATGATAATGAAACTTTAGTAAGAAATCTTGGAGATCAACTAAGGAAAAACATTACAGAGTATGATAACAAATCTAACTGGGCTAAGATGATGCCTTGGAATATATATAAACATAGAAAAACTACTCGCTTCGATTCGTTTGAAGACATTATAAAGTATGTGAAAGATTTAAACAAAGGTATAACTAAAGAAGACGGTATTAAAATTAACGGTAAGCGTTATAAAACAGTAGACCTTAACGGTATAGATTTTAAAGATGATGTGTCACCTACATTAAAAGAAATTAATATTAAAACTCCTGAAGATTTTGCTAGAGTATTAAAGATGATGGAAGATCATATGAAGAATAATAATACAACAGAAGAATTAAGTATAGGATTTGTAACCTTAGATGATTTTATGAGTTCATATGATATTGCATACAAACCTGCAAGATTAGAAGGTAAAGGTATGATACCTGATTTAGTATCTTCGTTACAGTATTCTCAAAAACTTATGATGAGACTATCACTAGGCTTTCTGTTCCGTAACTACATGGATACATGGACACAAATATACAGTGAACTATACACCCAAGAAGGATTATACGGTACCATAACAAAAGCTCCAGAAATACTTAGAATTACAGGGCTTACTGGACAACTATATAAACTTTACCAAGATGTATATGAAGAAAGATTAACAGTACAGATAGATATCAAAAGTAAATTTGAAGAAATGCAACAAGTATTTACTCGTATTAAAAACAACCACGGTAGTATTACCCACAATGATGCTATTACATTAGTTAAAAATTTAGTAGATATTCGCAATAGAATATACAGCTACACTGAAGGTGTTAAAAAACTCAACAATGTTAAATCGCGTATTAAGCACAGGTCTGACAGAGCTACTAAAGTATTAAAAAGTTTAGACACTCTTATGAATTTTGTAGTTAAAGATATTGTTGGATTTAAAAACTTAAAAGAAATTGAGAAAATAGAAGACCCTACATTTAGGTTTAAAGCTAAAGAAAAACTACAAGTATTAGATGGACGTAAAGATATTAAAGACAGTGCTGCATTTATACTTAACATTAACTTTGCAGAATACTTAACACTACATGATTCCTTAATGTTCGACCCTAGCACACCAAACAAACCCCGTAAACGTATAAAAAAATGGATGGAAAAATATAACAAAGACAAAGGTAAAAAAGATAAACCAATATACAATGATGTAGAACATATTCTATTTGAAATTTCTGCATTCATGCAAACAAATGCACAGATAGATACATACAAACAAGAACACTACACATACTTAAGACGTATTGTAGAGAAACGTGTATCAGACAACTTCAACAATACAACAGATAAAACATATGAAGAAGTTTCAAAAGAAGTTAACGATGCTTCACGTACTTTTGAAAATAAATTAGCTGAACTTGCATTCCAACCTTATAAATTATACGCGAACATGAATGAGACCATTGAAAATACTGCACGTATAGGTGGGTTTCTATTTGATAGATACCTATATGGATACTCTTTTAATGAAACAGTTAACAGATCTTTAAAACGTTGGTTTAATTATGGACAACGTACACCTGTAGAAACACAGCTACTTGCAGATATACCATACCTATCTTTCCCAATACGTACAGTTGATAACTGGTTAGATAGAATGCTTGATCCATCATACAATAGATTAATCAGTGATATAGTTGATGGCGTATATGGACAATATGCAGATGAAGATGGACAATATGATCAGTATGAACAGTTTCAAATTATGAATGGTTGGCTACCTGTAGGAGGAGGCGTAGGACTTCGTTTAGGATTTGGACTATACGATGTACAGAACATTCTCAATAACACTGCAGCTACTATAGAACAAAGACGTAATCCAATACTTAGATCTCTGCACACATTAGCAACAACTAAAGATGTAGGAGAAGCTATGAAGAATTTAGCTACAGTAGGCGTACTTACAAGGTCAGCTAATACACTAGGGCCTCGTAATGTAACACCACCTACTCCTGGGGTACGTAAACCTGTACAACAGAGAGAACGTACACTAGGAAATACGTTTAACTTCTTATATAATTACAGTGAAGGAAACAATAAATACACTCCTTATAAGTATAGAAACAATAACGGTAGATACAAACGATATGAAAATATATATAAGAACTGGTTTAATAAGTACGGACGTATGCGACAACCTAAGGTAGATCCAATAGGATTAGTTAAAGACATACAATGGAAACAGTACGTACGTCATCGTCAGTCACAAGCAATGAGATAAAAAAAAATAAACCCCCTACTCATAAGAGTAAGGGGTTATTTATATATACCCTGAATCGTAGAAACACATGGCATATGGTTTAAACTGTGGGTATATACTTTATATCTGTGAATATATTTAGTACCATATGAGCATAGATAGATGCTTCAGGGATTATAATTTCAGCATCAGTATATTTATCCAGGTGTTCTAAGTTATCAACATCTAATAAAATACTAATGTCTTCTTTGAATAACGTTCTATGTTCAACAGTAATTCTAGCCCGTACAATATCTATTGTGTCATAATTATCTCGAAGATACCTAAGAGAATATTCTTTATTATCTAGTTTAAATGTATATATAGATGTTAAATCTAATACTTTTAATAATACATGTAGTAACATGTACAATACCTCCAAGTTATTTAAGTTGTTGTTTCTTTACTTCATCAATCAATATTTTTTCTATGGTAATTAATTCATCAATATCTAATTCATCTAATTTTTTACCTTGTAGTTTCTGCATTACAAAGGTTACCATATTATTTGCGCGTGTTAAAGATTTAATACTTTCTTTAATGTGATCCATTGTACGTGATTGGATTACAGTACCTGCATTAAACAGTTGATATAGTTCTCTACCAGTATCTACAGTTACATTAGAATAGATAGGCATTATATCAGGCACACCTTTATCTACGATAAGACTATGTGTATCTTTATCCACATTAAATACCATATCAAAATCATATTCAATATCGTCACGCAACATAGGCTTTAATCCATATGTTACAGGCGCCATCTTACCCTTATGATTCTCTTCCATTACTACATCATTCTTTGAACGGGCAGTAATAATAATATGTTTAGGAGATTGTAATAAAGTATCAATCATATCATTAAACTTAGCACTATACTCTTGCCAGTTAGTGTATGAGTTACCACCTTGTTTATCTTTTTGTGCCTTCTCATCTAACACTCCACCCTTTTTAGCCCAGTAGTGTGTCAATGAATCATGTATAATAACATCAATGTTATCTAAAAGATCTAACTGTTGCTGAAGTTCAACAACTTTATTACTATTAAACGGTGGTTTAATTTCTTGATAGTTAACATCCATGGCACCTTTCTTACGCAGTACTAAAATAGCACGTCTGTTCTCTGTGTCTAATACAGCTATATGTTTCCATACTTTTTTAATATCTTTGTATCCACGTTCTTCCATAACAATACCTGCCGCTAAATCTAAGCTATTCCAAGTCTTACCTGCATGTTGGGGTCCGAACAATAAACTCTTCATCGGTTTCTTGTACTGTACAATAGGTGTAAAGTTAAGTTTTTCCATTTACTTCCTCCTCTTTCTGGATGATTACTATCTCAGTACCATCCTCTGTTACATCGAAGTATGCATCTGGTATAGGCATACCCGCTTCTTTAAATAACGTTACTACTTCGTCTTTCATATTAGACCTTCTTTCTTTATACTTCTTAGTTTAATTTAAGCATTCGTTTTAATTTATTTTGGTCCGCTTTTAAATCCTTCTGTTTATCTATAAGTAAATCTTCATCTGTTAATTCTTCTATTGCATCTTGAATTAAAACTTCTATTACTTTAGGTTCTAAAGCATCCAATTCCCAGGAGTAAGACCCATATAAATTAATATATCCTTCAGCTCTACTATCACTTAACTTAGCAGGGTTGGTAGGAGGATTGTACAACTCTATCTGTTCCCAATTTAAAGCTAAGCGTTTTACAATTACATCTGCACCAAACATTTCTAAGCGGTCTTGAATATCTCTTGTCATATCCATACCTGATGGATCGTGATCTCCAAGATGTAAAATATACCTATCAATTAAATGGCCTTGATCAATAAAACGCTGCGCTGCCTGATACATCTCACTTTGAGATACGTATCCTCTACAACTAAAACATGTAACATCATGTTCATTAGCGACACCCTCAACAATGGATATCAATGCATCTTTTTCTACCCATACTTCTATATATATGGGTTGATTTTCTCGCATATCAATTTTATAAGAATTAAGAGCAGCTTTTACAATTTGTTCCGGAGTATTCCAATGCTGATTTTTTCTAATATGTCTAGTCCTATCAACTACAGCATCCCAATCTATCATACCTGCGAGCCTGCCACTATTAACCAATGAACCTATGTTCTTATAACTACGTTCTGTATTAGGTATACTTCCTCTAGCAACTAATTGATAATATATTTGTCGTAGTGTTAACTCGTACCCTTGATTTTGATATTCTACAATAATATTATTAATAGCATTAATAAGGCTTAAACTTTTATCTCTAAATTTTTTAGTGATAAACATTTCTTTCATATTAAACCTTCTTTCTTTATGTATCTTTTTACTCTCATATAATATTTAGCAGTATGTGTATGGTATATACGGATACTATTACTGTACTCTGTTAAAGTATTTACCGCTTTACTATCTATAGGACCTAATAATTTTTTAATATCATCATACTGTTTCTTTGTAAGTGATATTGTTTGTAAGGGTTTAGACTTGTTGCGCCACTGCCATTGCAAGTGACGCGTCTGTCCAAGTCTTCCCATCATGCTGCGTCCGAATACATGTACTGCATTCATATAGCCTTTAGGGTTGTCCATAGTTATCTCCTTAATTGTTTTTTCATTTTTTCTATTGCGTCTAACATAACATCTTGTGTTATCATATCATCAGGGCATAGCATCTTGATCACCATCTTGACTTGTTTGTTTACACAGCTTAGCTGTTGCTTTATCTGCACTAATTGTTTCGTTCATAAATGTTTCTAATATGCCCCCATTATCTGTAATGAATTTCTTAGCTTTGCTTTGATTAAGACTACGTCTATGTATTGCACCAGTATACTTAATGTTTATTACACCGTTAGTAAATGCATAATCTTTTTGTTTAATAAAATTCTTTTTAACTTTTTCTAAAATTATAAGTGATTCTGCTTTAAGTTTAATTACAGCATCCTCATGTAACTTTATCTCTGTCATAATTTGATTAAGGTATACCTCTTCTGTAGGTAAGATTACTTTATTAGGTTTAATATAAGTATAGGTTTTATCTCTACGCTTATGTGTTTCTAATAACGCTACCACTGCATCATAGTCTACGGTGTATACATCTTTAACATACATACGTACACCATTAAAATGAAAGACTTTTAATTTTTTAAAATAATATGCAAGTAGATCTCCTTTACATTTAATATAGTTGTATATGCTTAACTGCCACGCTACTGCATCCATATGCAATGAGGAAGTAGTTTTAAAATCTGCAAGTACATCATCTTGTCCATCTATGTATTGTAAATCTACAGTACCTGCTACTTGATAAGTATTATCTGCTATTATTTCTTCAGGCACTAAACATGTAGAGTCTACACCACGAGCTTTAATAAAGCTATCAAAGAGTTTAACCTCATCGAATAAACCAATCATAGTTTTATCTCCTTTGATATGTTCTTCTAATGCTTTGTGTATTGCATTACCTTTCTTCGCTGCCTTAGCTAATACAGCTGCAGGTATCGTACCATAGTCTACAGACAACCCATACTTTTTCATAAGCTGTGTTGTACTCATATATATTACACCATTAACCTGGTACTCATGACGCGCTACATTAAATATTATTTTACTCATCGCCGCCTCCTAAGATATCAATAGATTCTATTACAGTCTCTTCTTGTTCAATCATATAAGATAAATCTAATTCTATTAATAATTTTTTCTCTGCTTCCATATCTTTATTATACCCATAACTTATATTTGACGTTTTAAGGGCATAGTAGTTATCACAACGATAAGCAAGTACAGTACGATAACTATCATTACCTTTAGCATGTGCAGTACGAACATCTTTAATGTCATTAGCACTCATGTTATGATATACTTCTTCAAACATTTCTTTTACAGTATATTGTTTAGCAAGAAAAGGATCAGTAGTAGTACGTATAGTTTTTATACCGTCCTTAATTAATACATCAACTAAGAATCCATCACCTTGTTTCTTTAATAACTTTGTATCTTTAGTAAGATCTTTTATATACATTATTTCCACTCCTTTTTCTCAGACCATTTAGTTGTTGTATACTCTACGTCTACTGTAATATCTACAGCTGATAGACGATACATCATAACTTGTTTAAGTTCTTCTACTTCTTTCTTAAGCTGTGCTTGAGGTATGTCTTTACAATATAAACCTAACTCATCATGGACGGATAAGAATAATTTCCAATGAGGTTTGTCTTGTATGTAGTCCCACACTTCTTTAATTTTTTCTAACAGTATGTCTGCTCCACTACCTTGAACTAACCAGTTCTGCATAAGATGTTTGTTACGTGAGTAGTAACGTCTAAATAATAAGTTAGGTATACTAGTAGTAACATAGCATCTGTTTTGTAACCACTTACCAAATTTAACTACACCTTGAAATGCATCTCTATATCCTTTAACTAAAGCTCTAGCTGTAGGTAAATCTACATGCAATGCTTGAGCTATTCTAGGTGCTGATGCTCCATAGTTTACTGCAAAGTTAGTACGTTTACCCAACCCTCTGTAATGTTTCCAATCAGGATGCGTTTCATCTATACCAGGAAAAGCATTTTTCGTAGTAAGGGCATGTAAATCTACAGGTTTCCACAATGTATTAACACATTCATTAAGATACCATGTATATTGCTCCCACTTAACACCTCCTTTATAAGGTATTAACTGTCCTTTATCCATACGATAACAATGATAAGGATAAAAAGCACGTGCCATATTTTCATCAGGCTGTCCGTTTACTATGTTAGTCCATTCACATTGAAGCCGTAGTTCCATCTGACTATAGTCAAAGTAAAACATATACTTATATTTTTTAGGAACTATAAACCATGAGCGTATGTTAACTTCATACCCGTTTTTTAATACCAATGGGTCTCTTGGAAATTGTTGGAAGTCTGATGATAGTCTACCCGTTATCGTACCGGCTAGATTGTATTGAGTGTATACATTATACTCTGTTCCTACCTTAGTTAGTTTATTAAGAATCCCTGTAATATATGTAGATAAATACTTATCCATCTTAGCTAAATAATTAGCTGCTTTAGCTGCAGGTGACTTAGCTTCTATGCGTGCACGCGTTTCTTTATCAGCACTTGTAAGAAGCATACCTGATTCATACTCATAGAGTGCTCTAAGTTTAGCGTGTTGACCAATGTTTAACCTTGTGTTAGTACGAGGATCTATGATATGTGTTACTGCTTGTTCTTTAACTATCATAGCTCTGTCTTGTAAGAGACGTTGTACATCTACTGTTAAACCAGCACGTTCCATATCTATTAAAGGATATGTAGCTGCACTTGTTCTTATAAACGCAGGAATTTGTTGTAACCTAATTACATCAGGATAAAATAATTTAAGTAAACCATGTGTTAATGTTATATCTTTTCTACCATAAGTCTCAATGTTAGCCACATCAGAATAATTAGGTGTACGGTTATGTGCAAGGAAAGTCTTACGAGGTTGTTTCAATCGTGGGTATTTATGGAATACTTTATTCCATTTATTATATACCTCATTGATGATTTGTGTTTGCTCACGGGCTTTCAATGTAGTGTCCCATACACCTTGGTTTATATAGTGCTCTTTCATTAATGCTTTGTGTGCCATCGTTAACTTACTAAGCTCTGCTTTAAGCTTACGCTCTTCATCAGCGGCGTCTATGTTAAGGTATCGCTGAGCTAATTTCTTTAAGGCTACTGAAAAAGTCTTGTCCTTTTGTGTATCATGAGATATTACTAAACGTGCAAGGACAGCAGTGTCTATGTAATGTTTATCTTTAAAGACATTTGCAGGTACACCTATGTTAATAGTTTGATTAACATCGAATTTAATATTAGCTCCTACTAACACTTCAACTGAATCTAAATATGTTATAAATGTTGCTAAGTCAGCAACATTATTAGGGCGGAACACTTTTGTTAATACTAAGTTTAAATTTTCATCAACCAATCCATACTGAAATAGGAATGGACGATCAGATATTATATGTAAGCCTGTTGTTTCTGTATCAAATATTAAATACTTAAGCATCGTCTATCTCCTATCTTAGAAATTCTAAATTATTATACTGTATTTTAAATTTATCTATACATAGATTAAATGCGTAGTCATCATAGCTACCTCGCATAATTAATACAAGAATATTTATAATATATTTTTGACCACGTCTACACACACGTGCGTTTGTCTGTATCCATTTCTCTGTGTCCCATATAGGAGAGAACCATATCATTTCACGACAGTCACTGTGTTGTAAGTTAAGTCCATGTGCTGCACTAAAGGGTGACAGTATACCTATAGGTATTAGGTTGTTGTTCCAATCTTTAAAGTCTTGTGGCTTGGATAGTAACCTTGCACCTGGTAGTTCTAATAGTTTAACTTTGTCAAACTTATATGTATACATAATCATTACCGGTGTTGTTTGTAATGATAAACGTTTCTTTAATACTTTCATTTTAAGATCGTTAAGTGGGAATACATTCTTCTTATAATACACATCACCACTTGCTATTTGATTTACTTTAGTTATGAGTTGATTAACACTGAACGCTACTAACATTTTAGTAGAATCTAATCGTGTAATATAATCACGCTTGAATTCTTTAAGCAATGCAGCTGTACTAGCATCAGGTGTAATCATACCTTTAGTTAGTATAGGTTCAGGGAACAAAGGCTTATCAGGTTTAGGTATACTGGTAGTGATATCACGTACTAGATTAAGTATCTCATCAATAGCTTCTTGTGAGTATTGATACTTGTTATGCCCATTAGGTAATGGTACAGGTATGCCCCATTTATTTCTAAATGCTGTAATATTTTTACCTAATCGTTGGCCACCATCTAATAGATATATCTGTGCCCATAGATCTTCTATGTTTTTAGGTGTAGGTGTAGCACTAAGGATGATGACATGCTTTATCTTATGTGCCCACTTCTTAATTAGTTTAAACCGTTCTGATTGTGAATTTTTAAACAGGCTTGATTCATCTATAATGAGTAAATCAAAACGACTTAAGATTTCGTGATCATTATAGTATATTTTAATCTCTCCATTCTTAAGTTTTGCTTTACGTTTAATGGTACACGTATGTGATATGTACCAATTTAACATAGATGTATTCATCGCTAGGATATCAGTAAGTTTGTTGATAATATTCAGTCTATCTTTTTCTTTGATAGACCCTGTTATATAATCATAACTGATTTGTCCTGGATACCATTCATTAATCTGTTCAATCCAAGAAGACTCAACAACATTTTTTGTAGATATTAATAATGTTCTTGGTTTGTGGGGTACAGCTAAAATTTTATCTAGTACTAACTTAGTCTTACCATACCCTGTGTATAATAGATAACCGTGTTTCATTTGTTTGGTATCCTCCTTTTATTATATTCTATTAATAGTAGTCTTAACATGTCTGGACGCCAATTTGGTTTGGTTCTACACAGCTTAATACAATTAGCTATGTGCTGCATTCCCATTCCAGATATATCAAGATGACGTCCATCAACATCTATCCATTTATTTTCTTGCACTGCTTGTTCATATTCATATGCGTATACTGTATTATTTATTTTCATTTCTAATTTAATTTCGTCACCGTAATCCATGATACCTCCTTAAAATTATTTGGGGTTAACCTATACACCCCAAGGTTTATATTTTTAGAAAGGTAGGTCGTCCTCCACTACATCAATATTAACTTGAGTTGTTGTACGTATAGGTAATGCTCTGTAATTAATGTTATGCATAGTCTTTCCTTTATTTTTACCACTCTTAGATACGTAGTTATAAATTTCAACTTCATAGGTAGAACCGATAGCTGAATTAGCAATCTCTAATAGAGTAGTCTTAGCGGTTACTGCAACAGTAGCTAACGCTTTAATAAAATTAATAGTATCCGCATTAAGATCTGTTGAATCTTTTAGATAATAGTTATAGAAGAAGTTATACTTTTTCTTATTAACTATTGTTGAAATATATTGATACGTATCTTCCTCTACAAATTCTAAGACTTGTATCTGGTATTTACCTGGTGCTAATGTATCTTGAATGAAGTCTGATGACTTAGCATTCTTTGCATCTTCTACTAAGATGTCTTGTAAACTAATTTTTGACATTGTCTTTCTCCTTCTTTTCTTTTAGTATATTTTCTAGTGTGTCTATGTCATCCGCAGATAGACCATTAACATACGTTAGAAGTTTTTCATGAGGTACCACTGGTACTGGTACAAATATAGGTGTTGCTTTAATAAGGGTATTAAATTCTTGGACCGTGTGCCCATACTTGATGAAGTAATCATTCAAGTCTTCCTTATCTTGTAAGCCTAAGTTTATTACTTTTACTTTACAGTTGAAGCGGTTTGTTAATAGCGTAGCATCTTGCTCTGCTCCTAATCTACCATACTTATCACAGTCATAAGCTATGATAATGTTTTTGTTTTCAAAGTTACGCCCACCCATAATGTAGGATTTTGCTCCACCTACTTTTGCTACTGCATTAACAACTCCCATTGATAGCGCTGTTAACATATCCTTCTCACCTTCACACACAACTAAAGTATTGTATCGTTCAGCTGAATCATAGGGTGTAACCATACCTCCTATATTATTCCTGTCGTACTTATACTTTGGCGCACCTGCGTTGTGGCTTTTTAAGATAGGATCATTGAACCATGTATAACCTATAGACATACCATTCCAAGTATGATTAAATATTAGTTTGTGTACTGACGAACTGAAAAAGAATTTATCTATTACAGTATCGCTTATACCACAGGCTTGTAGGTATGCACGTTGGTCAGGTTCAATAGGGTTTTGTTTATATTTATATTTTTGTATACGGTCCAATGAATTACTAATTCTTTTGGCACGCTCTGATCCGATACCAAAGTATCGAGACGCAAAACTTACAGGACTGTGTGCCTTAGCTCCACATGTGAAGCAGTTAAATTGTCCTATGTTACTGATACCTGCTGATGCCCTGGTATCAGGGTGAAACACACAGTTAACTTGGCCTGAATCTATACCAAATACTAATTGATAGATTATCATATGATACTCTGTGGTATATAACGTTGAGTTGAACTATTAAAGTGGAATAAAACTACAGGTATTTTAAATAACCTGCAGTAGTTAATCACTGAAATAAGTAAAGGTGTTAACCCTGTTACATACAGTAAGAGTTCTCCTGTATGCTGCTCTAAAACATTATGTATAATTTTTTTATGGTAATCAAAATCAAAAATTTGATGGTTAGTTACCTGTTTAAATATGGGTACAGTTCCATTTAATTGTGTGTGCTTATGTCTAGATTTTACGAGTACATATTTCATAAATATTATACCTCATTTCTTATGTTCTGTCTAAGTTTATCGTAGATAATACAGGAGTTATATTTTCTATATCAACTATACTATTAACAGGTACACCTAATAGACCAGGTTCGACAGTAGCATCAACAGCTACTACGAATACATTCTTTAACAGTTCATGAATGTTATCTCTATTCATAAGACTATTAAGATCACCATCAGTTATGATTATGTTTAACCATTTATCTGATAGTTGTTGTGTTATTACATCAGCGATTGCATCACTGTTAGTTCCTCCAGTAAGCTGTTGCACTAAAGGATTATTAATATATAACGTAGGCTTATCGCGTCTCTTAAGCCAGGGTATATAAGGTACTTCAACAACACTTATTTTACCTGATGAGTACAAGTAGTACGTTATATCTACAGGTATCTCTGCATGTAAGCGTGCTGTTACATGTTCCATTAGTGTATGAATATCTCCACTAGTACTACCACTTATATCTCTAAAGATTGCAGCATTCATATAGGTATGTTGCTTTTGTCTAAAGAGTACTTGATCTATTAATCTTTTAGGATTGAAGAAGTTAGGTAATATAATTTTTGGTTGGATGATAGCACTGTCTTTATGTTTAGTACTAAACAAGCCATCTAATGTGGATGTGTCAGCCTGTAAACGTTGCGACATATCTAATAGTTCTTTATGTATCATCTTGTTTTCTCCTGCTACTTCATCTTTAAATAGAGTAGTAGCTTTACCAACATGAAACTGTTCTACGTATGTAACATTCTTTCCCACTTGACCTGAATGAGGGGATGATGTACCTTTATCTTTACCTTTACCTTTACCTGTGCCATTCTTACCTTTCGGTTGTATATGATTGTTAGGATTAGATAGAGGCGGCATAGGATTATCTTTAGGTAGTATTTTTTTAAGGACACACCATTCATAGAACTCTATTAAGAGTACAACGAATGTTGTTTCAGTAGATCTCTTTACACTTAACGTTGAAAGAATTCCTCGTCCGAACTTAGTATTATTACGTGAACGTAATTTATCTAAGTTTTTAAGATAAGAAATAAAAGTTACTTGGTCTGCGTAATGTAACGCTGGTGTTGGTGCTTGATGTATATAATAAAAATTGAATGCATATTCTAATGCATTGATATCATACTCAGGGGGTACTAACTTAAGACAGTTAAGTACATCTGTTAAGTATGTATGTTCACTAAGTAATTTTTTCTCAATATAATAATCTTCGATCCAATTAGTTAGATGATGGTACCTCTTATGATATTCAATAGGTCCACCTTTATTAAGCTTGGACCACTTCTTAAGCAGTTCAAAAGAACCTTGAGAATATAAGTGGTGTCCTAGTTCATGATAATATACTATGAATCTAGGTATGTTGAGCTTACCATAAGCATCAATGATACTTTCATCTAACATGATACGTTTTGTATCATAATAATTTACACCTGTTTTACCCATCTGTACTGTGATCTCTTCGTTCTCATTAGTACGATAGAATGTATTGGTAATAAATTCTAGGATGCTAATGAATGCTGCTTTACTAGGGTCCTTATGTTGTTTAGGTTTAGGGTCAGGTATATTTAATTTTCCTGCTGCATTAGCCATGTTACATTTGACCTCTCTCTCTAAATGAATAGTATATATTATTACCTATAATAATATGATCAAGAATTTTAATATCTAAAATTGTTCCTGCTTTTATTAATTCTTTTGTTGTAAGTTTATCTTCTGGACTAGGTGTTGGGTTACCACTAGGATGATTATGTCCTATAATAATTGCTACTGCGTTACTTAATATAGCCGTACGAAAGATAGCTCTTGGACTTATTACACTTTTATTAATGGCACCTATATGTATAATACTTGCATTATTTACAACACCTTTAGCATCTATACATAAAGTTATAAAATGTTCTTGAGGTTTGTCTCCTATTAATTTTTGTAGTAGTTCATATGTTTTTTCAGGAGAGTTACATTGATAAGGTATACTTTTTTCTCGTACTAATTTAACTGTAACTAAGTCTATCATAATTGATTCAACATATTAGTTGTCTGTAATTGATCTATGATTTTAGCATCGATGTTCTTCATCATGCATAAACCATATAGGTGGTTCTTAATAGAGGCAACATCAGGTAGTTGTCTTAACATCTTTATCTGACGAGTACCGAATACACCTAGTAAGCCTGCTATTTTATAGACATTGTATATAGTTTGTATCCATTTAAGTGGAACCTTTGTCCACTGTGCTAAGATAGGTACAGGTACAGGTTCGAACCATTCTAATTTTGAACGTGATAGTATGGCATCAGGTACTACACTGATACCTTTATCTTTATCGTTCAATGTTACTATGAATTTACAGTTAAGATTCTTATTATATACTTTACCTCTGTATTCAAACGTTGTTGATGTGTCATCAAAGATAGGTTGTAATGTTTTCATTACACCTGTTAGTAATGTATTGAACTCATCAAGAATGATGACTCCATTGTCAGTACCGGATAACATTTTAAGTGCTAATGATTCTTCAAAGATAGGCTTACCATCTTTTAATGTGAAGTCCTCAAGCAAAGTCTCTAAGTTTAATGAGTCTCTACACATTTTAATTAATGGATCAAGACCACATGATTCAGCTACCTTAATAGCTTTGTATGTTTTACCTGTATCAGGCTGTCCTATATACATAGATACACGAGGCAGTCTAAGGAAAGGATTTCCTGTTTGTGCTGATGGAGTATTCACTGCAATAGCTGCATCGATAACTAATTTTTTGTATAGCTTCGCTGTTTCTGCAGTAGTTGTTAAAGGGATATTCATTTCTTCTGTTAATACATCAGTGTAGTATCTATAGCCATCGGATGCTACTACTTTCATGATACCGTTATTTAAATCATCGCGCATTCTTGTAAGTATTTCTGCTTGTGTCATAGTTTATTCTCCTTAAGTTATTAAGGCTACCATGGTACGGTAGCCCTTTGTTTTAGTATAATGGTGTACATTACTTCATCAGTAGACATTTCTTCTACTGTATATGCTGCAACATCTGAAGCTTTAAATCTACCAAGTCCTTTAGTACCTAGCCATTGGGCTAGTCTATAGTTATCAGGATTATGGAATGTTAATCCGCATTCATGTGAACCTAGTACACTAATCATTAGTTTCCTAGAGGTACGCAGTATTACTTTAGCTTGGACAGTACCATATCCTTGCCAATGTTTACGTTTCATTTCAACACCTTGGCATAATTGTCAAGTGTTTTAATGTGATGAGTTTTTAAAAAATCAGGTATAGATTTTGCAGTAGTTACATAGTCACGATCTGTACCTGTTACAAAGAAGAGAGTGCCTATGGTATAGATAGGGGTATCTTTAGGTACTTGTTGAAGGCGTGTAATTACCTCATCAATCGTCATAATTATTCTTAGTGTTGATGAATGTAATTTTTTCAGCAACGATTTCAGGATAGCTGAATGTTTTGTTATCTCCATACTTAAAATATCTTTGAGCAAGGCGTGCTTTAACACCTATTGTTGCACCCTTTTTACAGTATTCAACTGTACTTTCTGCAATGCCTTCCCATAGTGTACAAACTATAAAGTCTGTATCATACTCATTTGTTTCTGCGTTCTTATAACCTCGCTTAATTGCAAGGGTGATCTTCATAACTTTTCTACCGTCATCTAGTGTTTTAATTACAGGGTCATAGACTAGACGACCTACTAATACTACTTGATTTAACATCTGTTTCCTCCTCTAATTTTATTTTGGGATGCGCTTTTTTCCATGTATTAAAGTGTTGTTCACACAACATGAGCACATCATAACCAATCTCTGCTTTCTCTGTTAATTGGTGCGTAATTATTTCAGCACATGAGCGGTAAGCACACGTCCATACTAATTGAATCTTCGGTGAAGTGATACATTTATGTTTCATCATACCTCCTTAGTATATAAAAATAACCCACATGTGTGGGCATATATTAATGGTGGAAGGTATATAACCACATGTTATATACCTTTATCGGAACTACATCCGATACCACCATGATGGTTATAATAAACAGATGCTGCTCTATCATAGGAATGGAATCCACTCTGCTGTGGTGCGGTAATCCTGCGGCTTGAGCTGCCGGCTCTGCTGTCTTATACATCTGTGTGTTAGTAGGAAGGGCCACCTCTCGATGACCCTAAGGAAGGGGATGTGTGAATAGGTCTATAGCGTATCGTTTTATCGTTACACAATTCTATCCACCATGCTATGTAAGGGATAAGTGCGACATGGGTTCTTAGGTTCATGTCACTGTACATGCTCAGACATCTGCGCAATTTTTTAATCAATGTCCGAACACATACAGTGACACCCAATCAATGCTCGTAGATTGGAATGTCGGGCACAATGTAAGTATTGTCTCCTCCCTATACTGCCGCTCTTAACGGGGGTTCAGTTGCGTAAACATCTAAAGGATGTATTACTAATTTAATTATATCACTGTTGGTGTGACTTGTCTACAGTCGTATACATTTTCACACATTTCAATACGCTCTACCATAGCATGAGCATTAGGTTTAAGTAATTCAAGGACACGTGATAGATGTTCCTTGTTACATATGAGTACAGTACGAGGTGCTTTAATAATAATTACTTCATACATTATTCTATGTCTATAACGATATCAGGTATCGCTGTCTGTGGCCGGATCCTACGTACATAATGGTAAGTGCTAACAGTAATAGGTTCTAATTGTTCTACTAAGTATTCAGTATTATCACCTAAGCGTACATAATTTATATAATACTTATCTCTACCTACTTCACATACTACTTCAAGTTGAGTAGTTTGATCAGTTATGCTACAGTATCCTTCAATTTCCATAGTTACTTCACCTGTTACACCGTGAAAGACTATGATTCTTCGGAGTAAACCGAAGTTATCTGCTTGGTCCTTTAGGTTGTGTGTTGCTGTATCAGCAGCATCACATCCCACTAATGTAAACGATAGTACAATTAATAATAATAATAATTTTTTCATTGTTACTTCACCTTCTTCTTAAATTTTAGCAAGTCATCTGCTAATGTACGCAGATTAGTTACTTGTCTCATGATATATGCATGGTTAGAATACCCGTGCATTATGTTAGCTGCTATCTTAGCTGAGATATCTCTTACATCTATGTAGTTATGTCTATCTGCTAGACGCATGGCTTCATGGATTAATTCATGATCGTTCATTTACGTCTCTCCTTTAATCCAAGTTGGATTTCTTTATACAATTCTTGATGTTGTTTTGATCGTAATTCAGGATGACGTTTTAGAAATAAGTTATTATTACTAGGATATCCTTCGATGCCTTTACGTGCCATGACAAGTTCAAGAGCGTGCAATTCATCAGCTTGTTTTTTGCGTAACCATATGTACGCATTAATATATGCATTAGCTTCTGTTTTATATGTAGGTCCTGTCCATTTATCAATATCGCCTGATATACCATGTACATGTATAGCACATGGTTCTTGATTATAACAGCGTATTATATACGCTTCTGGACTAGGCTCGTTGAATCTATAAAAACTCAAATGGTACCTTTGATGTCCATGTAATGTATACATTTCCATCAGGTCTAAAGATAAGATAGTCACCGTCTTGACAGTCTCTGTCTATCCATATCTCTTGATTATTATACTGTAATGTAGTGAAACGTTTACCAGGCATGATATTAGTTGCATCTTCTGTAATTACTGAAGCAGTATATTCATTAGCATTCTTTTTAATGTATGGTGTACTGCCTTGTAATTTTTTTAATGTGATTTGATCTATCCATTTACTACGTGTTGCATGACGTACCATATGAGGTGATAATAGTTTAGTCATTAGAAATGTAAAGCGAGTAGTAATGCCTTGTTGTTTACATAGCTGTGCTAAGGCTAATTGTTTATCATACATTTCAGAGTATGATGTCTTACCTGTTGATGATACACTGAAGTTGATTAAGTCAACACGTTTACTTGTTTTAAAATCTTTAAGAAATTGTTTTAATTTATATCCTTTTAATGTTAGCTCAACTGTAACATCATCAGGTACAAATGTAAGAACAGCAAGGACATATTCTAATGATTGTAATGGTTCGTTCTCTCCTGTTAATACGATAGTAAGAGGTCGAGGTTGTTTCTTTAAAAACTCTGCAAGTTTAGTAGCATACAGTACAGCAGGTAGTCTATGTCCTTTGAACTGGGTGTGCATTGTATTGCAACAGAACTTACAGTTGTATACACAAGTTACCATGTGTGGTAGTGCTACTTGTATGTTCATACAGATTCTCCTAACTCTTTTAACAATCTAGTAATGTTAGTTACTTCACTAGTACCAGATATTATTTTTTGGTTTGCTTGTATTAATTGTTTCTTTAGGTGTATAATGCGTTCAGTTTTTTGCTTAGCCGCATGTGCAGCATCATCCATAAACAATACCTTTTGTTGAGGCGTTGTTAAAATAGTTCTAAGCATAGCTATAAAACTAGTGTGATCTTTTAAAATAATTTTAAAATCTTTTAATGCTACAAAGCGTTGATAGAAATCTCCATAGCCGTGGGTATCTCCAAATATTTTTGTAAGTATTCCTTTAGCACTACGTACAGGCAGTTCATAAGCTCTTGATTCTATATGGCACAGTGTAATTAAATTTTTAATAACATCGTCCATGTTTGCACGTAAATATCTTTCTCTAATAGTTTGATAATCCATTAATGACATGTCATTAGCCATGTCTGTTTGAAAAGGATATGTAACACAGAGTTCAAAGGCTTCAAGTAAAGCTTTTCTATCTGTAATATGTATAGAGCTAGTGCTCATAGAGCAATGATCTTCAAGCTCTGCCATAGTAATACCTATGTCATTCTCATAGTACTGTGATTCACAGAAGTCTAATCTTGGATACTTCATTGTTCCTCCTCCTTTGCTAGCATAGCTACATAGTATGATAGCTGTTGATTTAATTTTTGTTCACGCCATTTAAAATATAAGATGTATAATGTAAAGCATAGTACACTAAGGTACGTTAGTAGAAAGTATACAGAAGATAAGCTTAAGATACTTGAAAGTAATCCAATAACTAATACGATCATACTCTGTACCTTATTAGTACGCATTGCTTTAAGAGTTTGTTCTATTTGCTTCATTCATCAAGGCACATTGTCGGCGAGCATCATTGCTGTGGCGTTCAGCAGTTATTTGTTTGACATGTGGTCCTTCTTCAGATGTGTAATCACGTATACGAACTATGGCATAGGTACCTTTAGTATACATTATGCTATATTTTTTTGGTATCGGGGGATAGAAGCCTGTCATAATAATAGTTTAGTGATGTGTTCTAAATTTGCATCAGCCATTATTTTATTATGTCCTATATCAATGCTTAAACGTTCTGTTCTTGCTGTACCTTTAGGATTGTAATCAATGATAGCTGCGTATATTGCAACATATGCTTTACCATCCCATACATTACGTTGTTGCAATACAATACGATTGATACGTGAAGATACTATGATATGTTTATTGCCTTCGATAGATAGTATTTCATTTACATAGGTTAAGGTACGTAGCTTAAGATATATTTTTTCAGTACTAATTTTTTCTTTAACTTCTCGTAGATTGTTTAATAAATTTGTTGCCTGTAATTCATAAGGTGCCATTGCTTTTTGATGTGCTACCTTATTAGTTTCAATCATTGCATTAATTTTAATTATGTTTTCTTGTAGTGCTTTTATTTTGTCCATCATTTTCTCCTTAGTTGGTAGACTTCGCTGCCCATATCTTCTACTATTATATCAAATGATAACTTCTTTTTAATTGTTTCTATTTGATAGTGGTAGAATACATAAGCGCGTTTGTTTTTATTTAGCTGGGATACAGCTGCTCGGATTACTTTGTCTCCGAATGTAGTAGAACACCTTCGAGGTGGTGCTGATCTTTCTTTAGCTATGTTACCTAGCAATCTAGATACTTCCATATCTTGTTTACTATTTATCATAGGCAAGTACTGCTTGTTTATATAATGTAAGAAATTTTTCTTTACCAATGTGTTTAACTAACATGTGTGTTAAGATAAGCATTACAATTTCTTTACTAACGTTTGTTTGAAAGGGACGTGATATGATACGTTTCTTCTCTCTTATTTTAAAAGGTACTAAAGCATCATCGATACGTTTCTTTAATTGTGATGATGTGATATGAAGTGTATGCATATTCATAGCGTACAGAAAGGCATATTGAATATCATCACTATCGTTGTCTGATTTCTTTACGCTTGTACGTATATCTTTATCATGCTTCTTAGTAACAACATGTAAAGTATGTTGCTTCTTACTGTAGTAAAAGTTAGTAATAGTAGGAATGTATTTCTCTCGTAGATATATTTGAAAGTCTTTAAGAGGTGCAGGATAAGGGTTACCAACACCATCAGTACGTTTGATACGTACATGAAGGTTACCTTCATACACATAAACGTTACCGTCTGCTATGTATGTAAGACCTTTAGGTACACGGCAAAATACTATGTTAGATATTGAGCCTTTTGCTTTAAAGTATTCATTTAATCGCATGTTCTTTCTCCTTCTTAGTTAGATTGTTGATGATTTGTTTACGAGCTTGCTGTTGTTTCTTATGAATTGCTTTTTGTTTACGCTCTTGTTTTCTACGGATGGTACGTCCAGGACTAGCCATAGATAACCAGCTTTACTAGAAGAACTAACAATATGAATATAAGTACACAAAGTGTAATTATAAAGATAGTAAATCCTATGGGAGTAGTGGCTACAAAGTATATGGCTACGAAAGCAACAACCACTATGATTGTGGATACAAGGTATTTAATCATAGTGTTGTCTACTTTCTAAGGAAAGGGCATTCCATTTTTGTAAGAAGATGCCAATATTGGAATTTTTATTCTCAATATTTTCAAGCAGTAAGGTGTACTTAGCGAGACGTATGCGTAGAAATTCGTCCATGTGTCCTGGCTTGACAATGAAGGTATCTTTACCATGAATCACAGTGTTGCCTTGGATATTAAAGGGAATGTTAGTACCAAGATGTTTATCAATCTTAGCTAGTACTGTCTGTAACATGGAGTACCTCCTTGTATGCCCAGTCAAGGCGTTGCTTTGCAGCTAATAATTTTTCACGAGCGTAGTTAGGATGTGAACCTTGGTTAAGTTCATCTTTCATGTACATGGAAATGTGGTTAACGGCATCGAGTAGCTCAATAAGAACACGTGCACGAGGTACACGATCTTCCATTGGTTTTTGTGTTTGATGGTACACAGTACGAAGAACTGTTATCATAGCATCAAACATTAATCTTTTGTAGATAACGCATTATCTTCCTCCTTTAGTATTTCCTTTGTTAATGCTAAACGATAAGACATTGGTTTATCACTAAATATCATTCCCTCTATCCTATCCAATTTATCTTGCTGTGCGTTGATGTGCTTTTTTAGTGATAATAATGCAGGGATTAATTTTTTTATGCTTCCTGTATCTTCAAGTTCATTTAATAAATCATTTATAACTTTATTCATGAGGCATCACCGAGTATAAATGGTGTACCTCTGCCTTCATAATACAATTGACAGCACCTGGATTTCCTTTGGACATAATAGTTATGATGTCCATTAGTGAATCATGTAGTTGTATCCTATTCATTATCTTCCTCCTTCTTAGTGATGATAATGTTACGCAGCTCATTGACTGCGTTTAGAGTGATGTTAAAGTGTGCAGCTATTTTGATAGCTGTCTTCAGTGAAGGGTTCCCTTTGGGGGAAAAGAACCTCTTCACTGTAGATAATGATAGCTGGGTAGCTTGGGAAATGTCTTTATAGTTTAATGTGTACATGTTACCTCCTTATAGTATCGTTGTATGGAAGATGTGTCAAGCTTCCATTGTTTCAGCATCTGCATATCGTACATGTCAAACTGGTTGTAAATGAACGTACGTGCGATGGCTTCAGTAATGTTATGTTGATACGCGTATCTGCGAATGAGTGCACGGAATGTGTGCAGGTCATGACGGTAGAAGTTAATATGTTTCAGACGATGACAAGTGGGACACAGTGCTACGACATCAATGAGAATGATGGTATCATGTGAGAAGGCCCACTCTTCATGTGCTTCAACGGGATGACTTCTACCTTGACCACCACAAATAGCGCATTTGTATGCATATTTTTTGTAGGTGATACGGCGTAAGATATCCCACTCCTTAGGAGTGAGGTAGTTACGCATATTTTTTTGTTGCGCGGAAATGGGTATTAGATCTAAAAACATTATAGAACCTCCTTAATTTTATAAGCCCAGTAACATACTGAGCTTATAGTGGTTAGAGAAAAAAGAACCGCTATTATTTCAGCGGTTCTGGTTGAGCATCAGACCAAGTGTAGATGTAATCTCCTTCTACTACTTCTGACAAAAGTTGACCTTTTGCAAAGCCATTCTCAGCTTTGGATTGGTCGAAGTGTACAGATACACTACGATTGATTCCTCGGTCATCAGGCATCTCAATGGTGCGGACAGCATCATTGTTCTCAACTTTCTTAGTTAAATAAATATCTTTAGCCATGTGTTTCACCTCCGGTCTTACGAGAGTAGTAGAGAGACTAACGGTGTAATTGTTTTATACACTGCGTGGGCGAAGAGGGGGCGATGAGGGGCACTGGCGTGCAGGTAGTGGGTGTGGATGGTCATGAGTGTCTAGTTTGTTTGGTTTGTTTGGTTTGTTTGAGTTACCCGTAAACCATAGGACATATCGACAATGTGTATAATAATGATTACTAAGTTTTGCTTGCGTTAAGTTCCTCCATAAATACACAGTCTGTGTTTTTACACTGTTAACCACGGAAATTCCGAGGGTGTCACTGGTGTGATGGTCGGAAGCTGTCGCATCTTAGACTTAGTGCCTACGGCATGATACATGTACGTTATGCTTATGGTATGGGTAGGGGGAGGTTCTTAATTGGGGGGTTGTGTTTTAGGGGTAATATATATATATATATATTAGTCAACCTTTCCTTGTCTCCATAGAGATATCAATCTCAATTCACGATAATTGGTCAAGGTAGTATATGTAGTTTATGGGGTAGTATATGTGAAACACTGGGAAATCCCTTCGTGGCTAACCAATAGTAGTATTAGTAGTATTAGTAGTATATAGAACTTTTTTGCTGCTCGGTTCTCTCCCGTATATATATAATATACTTGGGCATTTTTTACAGAATAACTCCAAGAAAGATGTACACTTGTACTACTAATACTACCGGTCAACGTTTTATCCCTTACCTAGGGCACATTCTCTGGTAGTATATCTTTTGGTCAACTACCCTATATCGCTTACCTTGGCCCCGCAGTGGGGAAATGCACAGGCGACACAGAAAAAACACAGAATCATGCTTGACATCACGTTTCCTCATGGTATAATTAAGGTAGGTGATCGCATTCACCGAGACAGGAGACATTGACATGGCATTTTCCAACTATCTAACATCTATGCGCTTACACCTCTTGAAACATATAAGAGGTGTTTTTACGTTGAACGATACTTCCGCGCTGACAGAGGCAGAGGTTAAAGCGTTTGTGAAAAAATTTACGTCCGAGTCGGCGGTTCCGATACCGACAGAAACATTCTCGTGGTTGTCTAACTACTTCCGCTACGTAGGTGATAAGGATAACATGTTCGTGTACGATAACACGGATGGGCTGTGGCACTTCGAGACTACTGATGCCAGCTTGCAGAACCTGTTGACCGATTACTTCACAGTCATCTCTGAGGAAGCGACCAAGGCGAACAGCCAGATATTCTTCCGCTACGCCAATCACTTCTTCGGGGTAGGTAAGATACCCAATCTGTCCAAGCGGATACGTCAGTCCAAGCTGCTACATGTCCGTAAGAGTACCGAGCTGATCCAGAAGGTTGAGAATCTTCGGTACTTCAAGATTCATGGGACCGAGCAGCGTGCTCTGCTTGACATGATGGAGCATACTCTAGCTATAAGGAAGGTTTCCTTTAAGGATACTCAGCCGATGCAGCTCCAACATATCAGTCCGATTCCGATATCGCTGGAGCCTGATCCTAATCCGACCCTGTTCCTATCTCTCATCGAGACATACATGATGCAGGACCCTGAGCTCATAGCGTATTTTCACAAAGTGCTGGCCTATATGATGGCGCCTTACAACTACAACCAGGTGTACGTCTACTTTATAGGAGAGCAAGGCCGTAATGGTAAGAGTACTATCATTAAGGTTATGCAGGATATCCTTGGTCCGCACTCCATCCGTATGAACGCTGAGCTGCTGAACGCACATCCTGCTTCATCGTTTAAGAAGGACGATGCCCTGGCTGCAACTGAGGGTCGTAGTTTGCTCATCTTCAACGAGATAGACGAGAGGATGCAAGCGTCTACGCAGAACATCAAGGATCTAACAGAAGGTGGACGTGATGAGTTTGGTAACAAGATTATGACGGTGGTGCGCCCCGCGTATAGTAAAAATTTTGAGGTTAATATCTGTGGGACTCCCGTTGTCATGGCCAACAGTCTGCTGAACTTTGGTGATTGGTCTACTCTAGATCCGATTTTCCAAAGATTGATATTGATACCGTTTGACTTTCATATTACTAAGGAAGACCCAACCATCCTCAATAGGTTGGCAGCGGAATACCCCACGATACAAGCGTGGTTGTATAAGAATTATTTTAAGCATAAAGGAATTAACCTTAAGAATATTCCACGACCTGCCGTGGTATCTAGGAAGTTTGTTCAGTACCGTGAAGATAGTGATATCATTGGGATGTTCTTCAGTGATTGTGTCACATTCACAGGGCGGGTTAAGGACGAGATGAAACGTGGCGACCTGTACCGTATGTACCAGGTGTACTGCAAGGCTAATGGTAGAAAGTCTATAAAGAACAAAGGAACGAACGGCTTCTCGAATCTTATAGGACCTTACATCGCTAAGATGAATCCCGTTCTAAGGAATGGTTCTCACTATGTGCAGATGGTTAAAGAGACTCCGTACTTTGCGGATGAGATTAAGAATCTTTAATGCATACGTTTCTATTAAACATAGGGTTTGTTAAAATGAAAGATGGGACATATTATAACAGTGAGGTACAAGTCCATGTTAAGATTGATCCAGATGAAGAACATGTGATAGTACGTACACCTAAAGGAAATATAAAAGCCACGATAGAAGAGTTAGAAGATACCATAGTCGATGGCGGATTTGGAGATTTCTGATATGACAACAACTGAATTTTTAAGTAACTTCATCAACCCTGTGTCCCATAAGGTGGAGCACAATACCACAGAGTTCGAGAGGATTAAGAAGCTAACAGATATACACATGATCAAGGCTACTACGTTCTACCAAATATATAAACATAACGTGTATCCTAGTTCAGGTAAACGATTATCGATGAAAGAATTTTTCCATGTATGTGGCCAATACTTCTATTACGACAAGTATGTGTGTACACATGGTACTGAGTTCTATTACTACTTGGCATTTAATGCAGATGATAAATTATATAAAGCAACAGCACCAATTATAAATAAAAGAATATGGGCCAACAGACCTGATACACTTAAGGACCTGAAGTTCATAGTAGAGGCGGTGACTAAACAATGAAGTATAAAATAGTTTATAGGTGGCGTGTGGGATGTATAGTTGTATATGAAACTACGCACGCTAGGAGTGCAAGGCATCTCAAGTGGAAGAAGTTTTGGATAAGATTTTTTGGTAATACTGTTTGGAAGGTAACTGAGTTATGAGTACTCTAAGAGAAACCGCAGATAAGTTTAGAAAAATATCTAAAGGTGTTGAAACTGTTAAAGTAAACACAGTGGATATGCAGTTCCTTATGGATGTTATAAGCAGGTTCGAAGATGTCAAAGCTGCAGTGTATGGTATGGAACTTATATACAGTCCTAATGGAGGGCAGTACGTGTATTACAAAGGTTATAGTCAAGGAGTTTCAAAAGAATTATATGATACCCTAAATGTGATAATGAAAGTAGTTGAGAAATAATGGAAACAGTTGTAATACGTACGTCCAATAGAAGTACTGCTGCAGTTGATATGTTAATACAGTATTTGTCAGCAGGGTTTAAAATAGTTTCTGCAGTGCCAATAGGTGGTGGGGTAGAATATGTGCTGTGTAAGGAGGCGTCTTGATGGAAGATAAAGAACTTAGACAGAAACTACAGTGGCTGGAATCAGACCTACATGATCATAGTAACCAGCTTAGAGTTTTAACAGAGCGTATAAACACTATCGAAGGCACATTAATAACATTACAGTATAATGATGTTGCACCTCCGCAGGACTCTCACCCTATCATCAGAGAGTTTGAGGACTTGAAAGAAGAGGTTCATGGGATGTGCCACACCCTCATGCGTTACGGGTTAGATATATGAAGGTATCCGTTGAAGAGATACTGGTACTATTTATTGGAGGCTTTATGATTCTGGTTGTGGTAGCATTCGCACAGATGGTTAGATATGAAATTAGAAGGAGGAAAAAGAAATGAAATTAAAAATTTATAATGAAACATGGGACATCAAAGAAGTGGATCAAGCAGGTCTTAAGAAATTTATGCAGGAAGATGACGAACGTTTTTGGGGCGCGTGTAATCGTGATGATAATGAGATTATGATTCTTAAGACGTTGGGGACACAGCGTAAGAGAACAGTACTGGTGCATGAAGTAACACATGCTATCAGAGCCATGACCTTAGAGTTCGGTGAGATTGATGAAGAAGCGCTTGCAAATTTTGTGGCAGTTAACTTTTTAGAAATTAATAAGATTGTTAAAGAGTACTTCACACCTAGGAAGAAGAAAGTCCGTAAGAAAAAAGTAGTTGTACCTGATACAATTATAGTAGAATTACCACAGGCTTGAATGTATGGGTGTGTGTTGGTATAATTAATACATGCCCTACTAAAAAAGGAGGTAACACAAATGACTAAAGAAGAAATACAAGAATTACTGCAGCCAAGTAAATGGTTGGTTGAGAAAGGTATTGATATTATTGAAGCCAATAACATCGATTCTATTATTGATGGTATGGTTATGATGAGTGAAGGGTATGACTTATTATCAAAGCATCTTAAAGTACTTAAACAGACAGAAGATATTGACACAGTTATGGAAGCATTAGAGCTTACACTAAATACATTTGAGGAGGCAAAGGAATGAAACGTTTATTAATATTTATTATGTTGTTTGTGCTTGTTGGGTGTGAAGCTGCACCTATAATTTTAGAAGATATTGAAACAACGCCTTGCATAGAGGTGGAAGACTTGTCATTCTATGCGTCTACCCAAACAACTACTTTAGGAACTAAAGATGTTATTATGGTAGAGACCCAGTATGGTGACATTGAGATTGATGAAGAAATATATGACTATACTGTGTTAGATATTTACAGTCACTTATGTTTTAACGTAACTAACAATGAGATACAAAGTTTTAAATCTACTAGACAGCGAGACTTGGCTATCCCTGAACCGCCTACCATATATGTTGACGTGCCTGTTATTGAGTACGTAGACGTAGAGGTAGAAGTTATTGTTGAGGTGGAAGTCGAAGTCGAAGTACCTGTTGAAGTTGTTATACACACCCATGACTTAATTGACCCTGACGAGTGGGTAGCTTCTAACCATGATATATACTACTATTTTTTGGCAGAAGGGGTGATTCATTTAGTGTATACGAATTTGACATCCGAGACTTTAGACATGTATTTGTTTACGATTATATACGATTCGAATTTAGTATTTTCCGACCAAGCAGTTGTGAGCACTCTTACCCACTATACATCTGTAGGAGTGGAAGGCTTTATACCTTTAAGCACAGAACTAGTAGACACAGAGTTTACCACTGCCGTAGAGTTCGTGGAGAATTTCATCCTCACAAATACCTACGAGCAGGTAGTAGCGCAGTATGAGGCAGGTGATCCAAATGCGTAAAGACATCGAAGATACATTAGCGTGGAATATAGTTATGCTAGTTGCATTTACAATAGGTACAGGAGCTGTAGGATTTGTCTTAGGACTTATTATATTCTTCATAGCATCTGAAGGATACATCCTATGGCAGGAAGTAATTATGATAATTCTTATATTTATTGTGTTAGCTGCAATGACGGCAACAGTCGTAGTAAAGATTATTAAAGTAATTCGTATTGCACGTGGCTAGGCAAGTAAGAACACTTATCACGGAAACGATCAAAGATCTTAGAGCCGGTAAACTTACATTCGTGATAAACGAAGAGCAGGTAGAGGCCGTTAGAAAAAGAATGGAAGAAAAGGTTATTGTCACATATCGTGGCAAACCTTATATATACTTAGAAATTAAAGAGGAGGAGCAACGATGAAAAAATTAGAAGTAGCATTTGCAAAACTTGTTATGGCATTACATAGACAAAATGTAAACATAGATGGTGAAGATGCCATAGCGTATTTTAAGTACAACAGTTTTGATATTAAGATGCTTGATGAAGAGAACAAAGAATTTGTTATCGTATCCAAAGAAGATATTAATAATATTATGAATGAATTGGTTGCAGGCGTAAGTATACGTACTGTTACAAAGGAGATCCCTGTAGGTTTAGTTGTAGGGGATGAGATTGAAGTACTGTATAAAGGTGAACTAAAAGTAGGTAAAATTAAAGTTGTATCATACCAAGTAGAAGGTATTGGGAATAAAAACTTTCCTGAAGCTGAGGTAACTAAAAAATAGGAGGAACCATTATGAGTTCGTTTGAAAAGATTACAGAACAGATTAAAGAGGAAATTAGCAGAAGTACAATTACAGAACCTATCACAGTTGCGGGTAAAGGTGCGGTGGTTACTAATCCTGATGGTACCCCTATTGTTACTGTAGTAGGGGTTAGAGGTACTATCGTATCCAAGCCTGGTACAGAAGCAGTTACACTGGATGCATCTACGTTTCAAATGATGGAGTGTGTTTCAAACACACCTGGGCGTGAGAAGCCTAGGTACACCATTGTAGAGAAAGGTAAACTTCCAAAGTATGGTAATCAATTTGCCACAGTTGGTGGCGAACGTGCACATGTTATTACTAGAGAAGTGT